AATGGTATCAATCAGAACCAGATGCACTTAGAGAATATGGAAACCTTTATATAGATAAAGGAATAGTTAGTATATGGGGATGTAGACTCTATGATAATGAAGAAGATGCTAGAAAATCTTTTGGATAACACATTCATCAAAAGAGGATATGTTGCTGTTTAGTTTAGGTATAATACTTGGTATAATAGGAACCATTATGTTCCTTATATTTGTAGTAGTAAAACTATTTAATTTAAAATAACATGATTGGAAGTAAGAAAACAAAGGAAGAGCCTAAGTTATCATTTGCTGACAGGCTGGGTAAGGTAAAATCAATGTTTGTTTCTGCATACAATGAGGCAGATTCTCTATCAAAAGGGATGCTGGCAGACATTGAAAAGGACAAGGAGACTATCAAGACTATTGAGATTAGGATAGCTAATACCAGTGAACTTATGAAGAACACAGAGGCTTACATGAATAAGCTAAAAGAGTTTATCTAATGGAAGTATTCAATTTCAAACAGCACCTTGAGGATTTCATTCAAACTGATTTGAATAATCATACGCAAGGTGAAGGAGTACATAATGACATTGTAAGTTGTACACAAAGCAATTTCCCTAGAGCTTATGTTCTAGGGGATTGTTTTGGTATTATGCTTCATCCAAGAGGTGTAAATGACTTACATGTGTGCTTCACCATATTAGTTGAAGATGATGACTTCTGGCACTTCAATGAAAATGAAGGTGGTAGCTCATTCTGGTTATCTGATTTAAGGGCACAGGTATTCAGGGCTGAAGAATGGTGTAAACAATATGCTTTACCTGATAATGCAAGAATGGAATCAGACAAAGCTGGTATACAGTATGGTTATAAATTCAAACCAATAGAATAACATTATGAGAGAAATTAAACAATTAAAAGTAGGTGATGTATTAAGTGAATCATCACATTATGTAGTGCAAAATATTGCAGGTAGTGTTGTATATGTGAAGCACTATGAGAGTGGTGACACTGTAAGACTTGGCAATGAATACATAGAGGGATATGTTGAAAGTGCTGATGAAGTAGTTGAGGAAGTAAAGGTAACCAAAGAAGATAAAAGAGATGGTACTAAAGGTATCAGGTCTATCTTTGAAGGAATCCACACTTCACAGGTATTCACAGTATGCTTCAAGAAGCAGGATAAGCCTAAGACTAAGAAGGCTTTACAGGCAGAGATTGACTATTTGGTGAATCAGTTCTGTACTGACATTGACAAGGTTAAATCCAGCAAGAAAGGAGTAGCTGAAAGGGCTAAAACTCTGATTACAGAGTTCATCAAAGAACCTATTCTCCCTTATGAACAAGGTGAAGATAGAGTACTAAGAGGTTTCAAGATTCAGTTTGAATCAAGAGATGGAAGATATAACTGTATTGATATGGATATTGAGGGTGAAGATAACATCAGACCTGTTAATATCAACACTATCAAATGGTTACAAATTGGTGGAACTAAATACATTGTTGAGTAATGGTAACAAAGAAAGATTGTATCGAAGCTATTGAGGGCTATCCCCCTCATGTTGTTGAGCTTATGCTTGATGAACAAGAAAGACAAGGTAACCCAAGAAATGTGGCAGTATTTCAAAAGAAAGCTGATGCTGGATACTTTGAAGGTGGTTTTACTTGGGGTAAATCTGTAAAAGGACCCATGTTCTGGAGTAGTATTCATAATGGTCATAAGTTTGAGATTGCTATCCCTGAATCAAAAGTTGAGGCATCCAAAGAGGTAGCAAAGAAAACTGTTGATAAACCAGTAGAGAAACCTGAACAATCTGAAGAGATTGAAGTAGGTACAAAAGTATTGGTTAAGTTTCTTGATGGAAGAGTTGAAGGAAGAACCAAAGAAAGAAAGAAAACGGTCATCTCTGTTCTTAATACAGAGAAAGGACCTGCTTATGTCTGTGTTTCAGATGCTTTGCTTCAAAAACTCCTGTCTGTTACAACCACTACAAGTGGTATCAGCAGTCATACTATTGATGAACTCAAGATAGACAAAGTTGAACCTGAAAAGGTTAAGCTGACACTGACAGACATTTCAGAAGGTAAAGGTGTGGGAATCCCACCTGAACTGATTGAGATTGTTAATTAATCTATAAAAGTAAGGGCATGGTGTAATATCATGCCCTTACTTATTAACCCTTAAGTATATTGATATGCCAAATAGAACTTTTATCCTTAATAGCTTGCATATTAACAAAGTAACCCTTATATTTGCACATAATTTTAATTAAAGAAATAATATGGCTATAAGATGTATTCCCACTACCAAAGAGGTAGAAGAACTAGCTAGAAAACTTCAAGGTGAAACTGTTGCTTCTGTCAAGGCTTTAATTGCACTATGGCAGGAGAAGAATAACAAGGATATAGATACTTTTCCCACAGCTAAAGAACTGAATGATTTCAGGGCTAAGCAGAGACAAGCAACCACTGGTGTAAACAGTTATTCTGGTAAGATAACACCAGATGAAAATACTGTGTTTGTGTTTGGTAGTAATCCTGAAGGCAGACATGGTGCTGGTGCTGCAAGAGTAGCAAGAGAACAATTTGGTGCTATTTATGGTCAAGGAGAAGGACTTCAAGGAAATGCTTATGCTTTACCTACTAAGGACCTTGGAGTTAAGGAGAATAATGGGTTTAGAAGTATTTCCCCTGAACAGATTATTGAAAACATCAGAAAGATGTATCAGGTGGCTACAGAGAATCCTGATAAACAATTTAAGGTTGCCTATACTAATGACCTTAATGAGAAGACTCTTAATGGATATACTGGTGAGGAGATGATTAATATGTTCATTGAAGCTGGTGATATTCCTTCTAATGTGTACTTTAGTGAGAAATGGGTTAATAGTGGAAAGTTTGCAAAACCACAAGCAGAGTCCTCATTCAGAGAAGATTTAGCTAAGGTTAGTCAGACTTTCACTCCTATCGAAAGGAAGAACAGAGTTAACTTAATCACTAGATTGTTCAGCAATAAGGTAACATCTGCTTTGGAAATAATGAAGAGTAACCTCAATAAAAGAATTGAGGCAGCTACTAGTTATGAACAACAGAGGGAGCTTATTGATGATATGACAAAGCTCACCAGACCTCAAGTGATAAGAAGATTAGGACCTTCAAACATCTTCAAGAAAGTAAGACAGACATTCAGTGTATACACAGAAGCTACTCAAGAGGAAAGAGTTGAATTAGAACTTGCTAATATTAATGCTGACCCAAAGGCTGCAAGACTTAGTGATGAACAGAAGCTGAAAGCTGCTCAAATGAAGGCAGACAGACAGTATAAGTCATTCATGAAGATACTTGATAACTTTCAGGCATTAGCAGAAGAAGCAAGTGCTAACTTCAGTCTTACAGAAGGAGTAGTTATGGATATAAGGAATGACTATAATCTTGATGAGGATACTAATACTGATGCAGTTGATGAAGAGGGTAATTCTATTGATGACAGTGCAGAGAACAAGGAAGAGAACTATAAGGATGGATGGATGACTAATGTAAGAGAAGTTGCTTCATACAGTAGTCTTAGTAACAGAGTCAGAAACATCATAAGACAGATACCAAGACTTAACAGAAGAGGTACTTATGACTATGATGATTTGGGCTATGAACAGTATCTTGAACCTTCTTATGTTCATTCAGAATTGATACAAGGTCTTAGGGATATGGTAGATGCTGGAGACATGATACCTATGCTTAATAAACTTGCATCAAGGAAACCTTGGGCCAGACAGATATTGCAGAAAGTTGAGTCTGACAATCAAGTATTCACTGCCTTCTACAGAGCATATAGAAAGGATTATTTAAGCTATTGGATTCAGAAAAGAAAAGCAATAGGTGATGGTTCATTCAAGACTGAAACTATGTCTACCAATAAGGCAGAAGGTACAGCTCATTACTTTGATGAATGGAGAGACAACTATGAATTTGGTAACATATTGGATAGTGACAGCTTATATGATAAGAATGGTGACATTCACCTGTCTAAAGCTAAGACTGGTCTTGAACTTGTTAACAATATCCTTAGCCAGTTCTCAAGAGTTGATAGAGAAGATGAGATTAGATTGTCTAATGACACTAAGGTCAACGATGACCTTATGAAAGCACTTAATATGTTAGGTATTTCCATCGGAAAACAAACATTGCAAGAATCTCTGAATTATGCAATAGATAATACTTCCTATCCAGTAGCAATCAGACAAGTACTTGAGGCATTAAGAACCATATATTATGACCTTAATAAAGGTAATGATAAGATAACTGATGGACAACCAGCAGACTTGGTAAACATCTATGGTAGCCAGTTCAACAGTATTGCAGAAGTATTTAACTTTGTTGATGAAGACACTGTTGAAAGTAGTGTGAGACAAGGTGATAAAACCAGATATGCTCATGTGAATCCTTCATACCTGACTACTTTGCTTAAGAAGCTAAGAAGAGAAGGTTTTGAGGAATTTATTGATGCAGAATATGGTGCTGTAGATTGGTTCAACAAGAATGGAGTATGGAGAAATCAATGGATTGAGGATATAAGGAATGACCAAAGGGTAAGAGATAAACTTGACCACATGGTTCTTCTTGAGTTCAACAGAAAGGAATATAGCAGATGGAATGCACTTGATGCTACATTAGCTCTATTTAATCAATATTTTGCTGAACCTAGTAAGGAAGATACAGGTTTTGCTTGGTATCAAGTACCTATGTTATCAGATAGCCAGAGTGCAGAGTTCATTAGACAGAAGAGGTATATTGCTGACTATGAGAATGTTATAAGTGATAAGATGATTACGCTTGTTAAACAGGAACTAGACAGAATAGCTTTAGTCAAGAAAAGAGCTGAATCTGGTGTTGATGAGATAGGAAACTTTGATATTACCAAGAAGTCAAAAGGTGGTGCTGAATTTAAGTTCTTCCCTGAACTCAATACAATGAAGTTTGATGGTTTAAGCTTTGAAGAAGCATTAGCCAATATCAAGAACAATGCCACATTGGAAGAAGTAAATCAGTTCATCAAGGATACTGTAACAGGTATCATGAATGACAGGTTTAATCTTGCAGTTGAGAATTGGAGAAAGATTGGTGTATTTGACAGAGTTAGTGATGCTAAGGATGCCAAGTTTGTAAACTTCAACAGGTATAGTGAGGATGGTGTAATATCAGACTTGAAGGAATGGTACTGGAATAGTACTTATGCCCAAAGTCAGATGATACAGATGCTTACTACTGACTTAGCTTATTATAAAGACCTTGAGGATTTTCAGAAGAGAAACAAACAGGTTCATGCTCCATCAGAGAGACTGAATACTCTTGCTACTTGGAATGGTAATCCTGTACTGGCTGGAGATTCTAATGGTGAACCTAGAAAGGAAAGGACTATATACTTGAAGGATGATGAGCACAAATCCTTATCTTTTGATGACATTAAGGAAGTAGTTGATGCAAAGGTAGCCAAAGGAGAACTTACTGATTATGATAGAGCTGTCATCTTAGGTAAGTATGAAAAGGTGAATGTTGCTGATGCTCAAGCATATAGAAGTCTTGACAGCTTTAGGGCTACTCAAATCATGGCTGATATGTGGTCACAAGAAGAAGAGGATGCATACAATAACTTCAAGGATAATAAGTGGTCAGCAAGAGATTTCACTGTATTGTGGAATACCAGAAAACCTTACTTATATACTCAAAGTAACCAAAGTAATCAGGTTGATGAAGGTCAGATAAGGGTTCCTACACAAAATAAGAACTCGGAGATGATTCTTTTAACACAGGCTATCTTTGGTGAAATACTTGCTTCTCCCAAGATGAAAGCTATGTCAGACTTCATGAAGAAGTATGAGATAGATGTCATACAGTTTGAGAGCACAGTCAAAGATGGAAAACAAGGTGTAATTGACATAAATGGTGTTGAAAGCTATGAAGAAGTTATGGGAGTACTTGAACAAAGTACTGGTGTAGCATCAGGTATGGCTAATCCTAATTATGTGCATGAGTTTGACTATAATGACTATGGTATTCAGACTGCAACTCCTGAACATGGTATTGACAAAGAACAGTTAGTAGGTACTCAAATTAGAAGGTTAATAGGTGCTGATATTGCAGATGATGCAATACTTACTTATGGTAAGAAGTCAATGACTAAAGCCCAATGGTTTGATTATTTCAATGCAGTTAATGTTGCCAATATCAGAGAGAAGTTTGAAGAAGTACAGAAGATATTTGGTAGTCCAAAAGAAGTTGAGAAGATTCTTCAAAGTGAAGTAAGAAACAATCCAAGGTATGGTACAGACCTACTTGAAGCATTATCACTTAATGAACAAGGAGAATTTACAATACCACTTGATGACCCTTCACAGGCTTTGAGAATACAATCATTGCTGAACAGTGTCATTAAGAGCAGGATTACTAAGCAGAAAATCAAAGGTGGTGCTCTTATTCAGGCAAGTGCTTATGGTTTAGCAAGAAAACCACAGATGGTATTTGAGGGTGAAGGAGAAAACAAGAGATTGAAATACATGGAATGTTATCTACCTTGTCCATCAGAGAAACTGTATGACTTGTTGCTAGACCCAAATACACATGAGCTTGATATTAACAAAAAGGATGAGAATGGTAAATTCATTGTACCAGAGAAGTTAAGAGAAGTAATAGGTTACAGGGTTCCAACAGAAGATAAGTATTCAATGGCTCCATTAAGAGTAATTGGATTCTTACCAAGACAAGTTGGTTCAGTAATTATTCTACCAGAAGATATTACAACTATTGCAGGTTCTGACTTTGATGTGGACAAGATGTATGTTATGTTCCATGATTTCTATCTTGAAGACTTTGACAGAGCAAGAGCTAGGAAAGACTTTGAGAAAGCTAATGCTGGTACTGCTAACTTGATTAACCAAATGCTTGGTCTTGAAGAAGACATTGAGGAGAATGATGTATATAAGGAATGGTTCAAAGAGAATCAGGAGATGTATAGACATGACACACCTAAGGTTGTACCCTATAAGTACAATTATAATAAGGTAGGTGGTGACTCCAAGATGGACATCTATAACAATGCAAAGGCTAACAACAAGCCACAGAGAGACAGTCAGATGATAGACCTTATGTGGTCAGTACTTACTAACAGTGATACTGCTGGTAAGTTCCTTAACCCAGGTGGATTTGATGAACAAAAGAGAACAGCAAGACTTGCTACTATCTTACAGAATAACACATTAGACCAGCTTAAAAGCAAGTATGGTGGAGTAGATAAACTGCTTAACTATAGTCTTGATGAACTGGATGATATTGTTAGAGAAAGTAAACAAGTATTGAATCCTCTTACACCAGATACATGGGTTAATCTACATCAAAGGAATATGTCTGGAGCATCATTGATTGGTATTGCTGCTAATCATAATGCTTCACATGCTCTAATGCAGAGTACCCAATTGGGTATAGCACCAGAGTATGTACTGACAATCAATGGACACCAGTATAACTCATTCCATGACATCAAGAATGCAGAGGGTAAGTTTATTACCAGAAATGTATCAGGTTTCCTTGCTGCATTTGTGGATAATGCTAAAGACCCTATTGCAGGTGATATGAACTTCAACATGGTAACTGCTGATATAGCATTTACTCTGTTAAGAATGGGTCATTCTCCTATGACAACAGGTTTGATTATCAGTCAACCTATTGTAAGGGAAATAACTGAAATGATTGAGAATACCAGAAGAGGAATGACTGATGTTATCAATGAGGTACTTGAGAAGTATAAGAAGTTAGCTGGTGGAGAGAACATCAATACCAGAGACAAGATTAACTCTCATAACTTTACTGATAGTGAACTTGCAAATAACATTGCAGCAGCTAATAATCCTTCAGGTAATTCTTCAAACATTGAAGAGGCACAATTCTTTGGTAATCAGCTTATGGTTGGATATATGTTCAGCAAGTTAAGCAAGTTATCAACTGCACTTGGAGACTTGACACAAGCAACAAGAGCAGATACACAGAATGGTGCAGCAGGTCCATCTATTGCAGCTAATGTTGTTAAGATTGAAAGAGTGGATGATTTGCTTAATAAGTCACAGGAAGAAGGTTATCCTTTAACTGGTATAGACTTCATTGGATTTGGAATGGATGAAAATGCAATCATTAATAGTCCTACTCCTATTCTTCAAGCAATGTTCACTTATGGTATTGAAGGAACAGAGGATATGTTTAAGCCTTATGTACCTTATTATACTGACAATTACAACAAGGCAATTGCAATGCTTAAGGATGTAACCAAGTTTGGCAGACTTGATGAAAAGACCAGAAATAGTATCTACAATGACATCTTGACTTATTATATGAGTCAGTACAGTCAATTTGGTGCAGATGATACAAGAACAGCTCAAGAGAAAAGAGATTACTTTATCAATCAATTCCCACAGGAATTTGCTAAGTTTAAAGAAGCTCATCCTGAACTAAGTAAGTTATCATTCATCAATAGACTTAAGGTTATTGGTAGGACTAAATATAAGCCTGTTCCCTCTATAGTGTTCACAAATGTAGGTAAGATAACTCCTATGCAAAAGGAACAATATATCAGAGACTGGACTACATTGTTATATATGAATGAGGAAACCTCTCAAATGGCTAAAGACTTGTTCACATATAATTATTTCAAAGGTTTTGGATTCAGTCCTTCAGGTTTTGGGCATCTGACAAGTACACAGGTTAAGTTAAACAGTAGAGACTATATCAGAAGTCTTAGAGAAGTAATGACCAATCCAATTGATGTCAATAACTTCTGGAGACAGTATGTAAGGAATCACATGGATAACAGAAGTCTTGTACCTGATGTAAGTAAGAGTTCAATTGAGGTTGGTGTTGATACAGAAGGATTCAATATCAAACTTGATAAGTACTCTTCATTTGATGATAAACAGTTGGCTAAACCATTTGACCCAAGTACTGACAAAGAGTTCACATATCATGAATATGTTTACTTCAATGTCAAGGGTAGGGACATGTATTTCCAACTGATTAATGTTGATGCTGGTACAGCAGAGTACAGCAGGATTAAGCCTTTAGGTTTAAAGAACCAGTATGTTGAGTATCAATATGGAATGGATGCTAGTGCTATGGAAAGTGTTGTTTCAAGTGCTGAACCAAGTACTTCATTCAATGATATATATGATGATTATATCCCAGTGGAAGATACAAGAGATGTTAGAGATGTTCCACATCCTACAAGTGATGTAGCTAGAGTACTTGGGTATGAAGTATCAGAAGATATGATAAATGAACTTGCTAATTTAACACCTAATGACTTTGACCCTGCAAGTGGTGAAAGTTTCTGTTTATAATAATATTATGGCAAAAAAATGTAAATTAAGACCAGAGGTAGTTGGGGGAGTAATATCCCCCCTCTACTCTCAATTAGAGAATTTCTTTGGCAACAGGAAAGATGCTATGTTCTGGTATACCAGAGCTAAGAGTGTGGACTTCCAAAAGAAGTTCCCTAGTGTAAGGCATGATAAATATGGTGAGCCATTATTTGATGACTTGCTTAACAAGATTGGTCTGTCTAAACTAAAGGATGAGAGTTCTACACTTTCAATGCTTAACGATGAGGTAGGGCATACACAGAATGGTAAGGTGGTATTACAACCTAAAGACTATGGTCATGTATCTGCATTGCAGGAACATGCTGTAAGGTTCAATAACAACAGTCCATTTAGAGACAAGTACTTTGCCACAGTAGAGGAAGCTTATGATGGCAAGAATAGTGGTGCTACTATTATTGTTAAACCTAATAGGGAGAAAAGAAACAGTGAGCCACAAAGACTTGCTGTTAATTATAGTCTGAATAAGAAGCTTGAGGGCTTACTTAATTCATGGGGTATTGGTATTGGTGCACTCACTAGTCTTGAAGAAAGACTAGGTGTTAATGGTGTTATGGACTTAAGTGTAGCAATGGATACTGCTACTGGTTTAAGGCAAGTAATCAGACTTGCTAAAGGTGAACAAGGACAGGCAGCATTACCTGAAGAGTTTGCTCACTTTGCAATTGATGCTATGGGAGAGAATCCCATAAAGACAAGAGCAATCAACTCATTAACCAATGAAGAAGCACTAAGAAGAGTACTGGGTACTGATTATGATAATTATTCATCTAAGTACAATGGAGACTTGAGTATGTTAGCTGAAGAAGCTCTTGGTAAAATGGTAGCCAAAGCTCTTGTTAACAATGATATTTATTCTCCAAGTCCCAGTTTGTTTCAGAGGTTCCTTACCTCTCTAAAAAATTTCTTCTCAAAATTCAATGGTTCTGATATTGATGCTATTGTACAACAGGCACAGAATGAAGCCAATCAGATAGCACAGGACATCACTACAGGTAAATTCAACCTAAGGATTAACAGTCCTCAATATAACAGACAGTTCTACAGTCTTACTTCTAAGGTTGACAGAGATGTCAATCTACTTAATAGAATCATAGAACAAGAGCTGAAGAGATTGAAGATATATGGTAAGAAGGAAGACTTTAGTGCATCCCAGCAAGCCTATATTGAAGAGTTGAATCAATCTATTGCAGAGAATCAGGCACTGGAAGGTATATATAAGTATATACAAACCAGTCTTGGTGTACTTGAGAAACTACAAGGAAGATTAAGTACAGTGGTGGATATGGATGCTCCTCTTAATGAGAAGATGTCTGCATTAAGGAACATCAGAAACTATATGTCTTCTTATGGTAGTATCATACTTGAAATCAGAAAGGATATGAATGCTGCATCAGCAGAAGGTGATAATAGATTCAAGGATAAGTTGAGGAATCTTCTTGACCAGAATACTGTTATTATACAGGACTTAAGTGCTGATTTCTATGATGTAAGTAAGACATTGTTTACTGATTTCATTAAACCATTTGTTGGTGAGGGATTAAGTATCACTGTTGCTAGAGATAAGTACAAAAAGACTTATACAGCAGAAGAACTTGTTACTTCAATGGATAGGGATATTACTTTCTTTGACAGATGGTTTGACAGTATGGCTGACAGTTCAGACCCTATGTTACAAATTTATGACCAAGTAGTCAAAAAGCAAAAGTTTGAAGCTAGACAGGATACTATCAATATGCAAAAAGATATTGAGTATGCTGCTATGAAACTTGAGAAAGCTGGTATCAAGAATACTGACTGGATGTATGAAAGAGATGCCAATGGTGTACCAACAGGTTACTTTGTACAACCTGTAGACTGGGCAACATATAGGGCTGAAAAGAGAAAGTTCAATGACTATCTTAAGAATAAGTATGGAGAGAATCCTGAAGGTGAGGACTTACTTGAAAGGTCAAGGGAAATAGCTATATGGTATGCAGAAAACAGTAGCAGGGACGAACACAACAATATTGTCCCTAGCATGGCTAAATACAAGAGTAAGGCATTTGCAAGCCTTAATTCTGCACAAAAGGAGTATTACCAGTTCATTATGAACCTCAAGGCTAAGTTAGATAATATCCTGCCACAAGAATATACCAAAGTAAATAGGGCACCACAGATTAGAAGAGACTTCTTACAAAGGATGCTGGGAAGTGGTAACAAAGCCAAATACTTCTGGGAAACTATGAAGGATACCTTAGTGAGAAGAGAAGATGATGTTGATGTACAATATAAGGATGATAAGTCTGTACTAATGGACTTTGAGGGTAATCCAGTTAATAAGTTACCTATATATTATACAAGACAACTTGAAGATATGAGAGACTTGTCTCTTGATTCTACATCATCTATGATAGCTTATGCTTCTATGGTCAATGATTTCAATAGAATGAATGAAGTACTTGATACACTTGAAGTAGGTAGACTTGTACTGGCTGAAAGAAAAGTAGCAGACCTTGAAGGTGATAGAAGAAGAGTTGAAGGATTCAAAGTATTAGGGGCTGAAGTAAAGAACCTATTAACTAAGAAAGGCAGTAACTCTTTCTTCATGGATAAGCTTAATTCATTCATGGATATGCAAGTATATGGCAGATACATGAAGGATAGTGGTACTATTGGTGAAAGTAAGATTGATACCAATAAGGCAGTAGCTTTACTTATGAAGATGACAAGTTACAGTACTACAGCTCTTAGCTTACTTACAGGTACAGCCAACATGTTACAGAACTTTGCAACAAGTAACATTGAAGCTGCATCAGGTAGGTTCTTCAATCACTTGGAATTAGCCTATGCTGATAAGGAATATGGTACACATTTACCAGCATATCTTGCAGAGATTGGTAACAGAATCAAGACAAGTAAGATTGCACTATTTGATGAATTGTTTAATGTTCAACAGAACTACAAGCAAAGTGTCAGAAATGTGAATTGGAACAAAAAGACTTGGGCAACAAGATTAATAGGAGAAAATGCCATATTCTTCACTACTCAAGCTGGTGACCATTGGACACAAAACAGGATTGCTATTGCTCTTGCTGACAGGTTCAAATTGAAGGATGCAAATGGTAATAACATTAGTCTTTGGAATGCACTTGAAGTAGTTCCTATTGATGGGAAAAACAAGAACATGGGTGCTAAATTACAGCTTAAGAAAGGTGTAACAAAGGCTGATGGAAGTCAGTTTACTCAAGATGATATACTTGCTTTCTCAAATAGAGTAAGAGGTATTGAAAATAACCTGTATGGTATATATAACAGTGAGGACAGAATAGCTGCAAAACAACTAGCAGTTGGTAGAATGGCTATGATGTATAGAGACTGGATGAGACCATTATGGTTAAATAGATTTGGTAGAGGTAAATATAACTTTGACTTACAGGACTATACAGAGGGTTATTACCAAACTGGTTACAGGTTCTTGAAGCAAATGTATAAGGACATCAAGCAATCGGAGTTTGATATTATCAGTCAATGGAAGGAGCTTACTCCTCTTGAGAAAGGTAACATTAGAAAGGGATTAATGGAGATAGGAACCTATATTGGTCTTACATTGTTACTTGGTCTGCTTGAAGAAGCAGGTGGTGATGATGAGGATAAACCTTGGGCACTTAGAATGGCTGCATATTCAGCACTAAGACTAAAGAGTGATATTGGTGTTATGCTTCCAAGTCCTACAATGCTTGATGAATCTCTTAAGCTACTCGATGACCCAACTGTTATTATTTCTACAATGAAGAAATTAAGGAATGTAATCAAGTTGTTTTATCCTGAAAGCTATGATGAAGTTATTGAGACTGGTCCATATAAGGGATATACCAAAGCTGAAAAATACATATTTGATTTACTTCCATTCAGGAAACAAGTACTTAATGCACTTGACCCTGACCAACCAGCAAGGTGGTTTAAGATGGATGCTAGATAAAAAGAAAAGGGAGATAGTTAATTCTATCTCCCTTTATTTTTTCTTGCTTAGAAACAACCAAGTTGTTCAAGACCTTTATCCCTTTCTTCAACAGAAGCATCATTCCATGAATCACTACTCCAACCTGCTAATTCAAGCAGTTCTTGAGTCTCAATATCCAAGTCATCAAACTTCCTATGACTGTCATTGAATAATGAATCATAAGGTTCAGGTTTAACTGTATTCTCTTGTGGAGATTCAGCTACTTTGGGGATACCCCCCTCTGTATATTCAGGATTATTCTGATTAACATCTTGCAAATCCTTCATTGCTTCTAGTAACTTATTCTTCTTTTGGACCACAATAGGTTTGCCACTAAGTTCTGTTACATCTTGAGATTCTGTTACAACCCTTGCAGGATTCTTGCTTATAGCATCCTTAATCATGTTGTATGCTTTCTCTTCTGGCATAGTATCCTCTCCCTGTAAACCCGGCACAACTTGAATCATCTTACCATTATTAAACACTGCATAGTGCTTATATAATGTAGTTTCTCCTTGATTAAGTCCTCTAGTTACAATAGGCTCTCTGTAATAATATACAGGTAATCCTTGTACTTCAATCATAGGTCTGATGTTACCCTTAGTAACTTGTCCATTAAGTATCACATAACCTTCAACTGCATCAGGTAACCCATTCTTAGGGGCTGGAGCCTGTTTAACTTCTGGTTGTAATAATTCATTAGACTTATCCACTACAGGTGGGGTTTCAGGTATCTTAATCCCTTGTGCAGCCTTAACTGGTACAAGTGGATTATAAGTCAACTTGATTCCCTTTTCTGCTGTAACTCCTTGTAATTCATTCTTTGTATAATTAAGTACAAAAGGAACAAGTGCAAGAGAACTAACAGTTCCATCATAGCTACTATCAAACAAGTTCTTATATGCACTAAGTTGTAGTGTATATTGGTCTCTTGTACTTCTAGTTTGTCTACTACCAACAGAGCTAAAATAATCTATAACAGCACCTGATTTATCCTTATAAGGATGGAAACTATACCTACTGGTCTTGAAGTCATATATATTAAATTCACCTGTCAGTTCATTAACACTAAGAGCATCAAGTTCACCTGCAACTCTGGTACCATCTTCATACTTATGGAATACAACTATCCTGTTAGTAAGTAGTTTCTCACCTGCATTTTCAAGATTAACCCTCATTTGTTTAAGAGCTTTCATCAATGCATTAAATGCTGGCTGGCTCATGTTTGAAGGTTTCTCAATCTTCTCATTAGAACCAAAGAATCTTCTTGCAATATCATCTACAAGGTTACCCATTGAAGCTGCATTGTTTGCACTAAATTCTCCTGTCCAGTTACTACCTATAACATTATGAACTCTAGTATATTCATGATACTGTCCATCTTCTTCCATTACCATATAAGAACCTGAAGAAGTATCAGCTGTACCATCTTCATTTCTCTTAACCTTTTGCTGGTCTTCCTGTAACTTTTGAAGAGTTGAGTTAATAATAGCTACCTTGCTCTGTCTGCCCTCAATAGCTCTCTTGACATCATCAGCTTGACTTGTAGATAAATAAGATTGAGTAGACCTGTTAAGCACTCTTCCATCAGGTAATACTATCCTGTTTCTATCCATAGTAGCACCATTAGTCTTAGTGCCATATAATGATTCAGCATAAGCCAAGTCTCTAATAAGACCAGCATTAGAAGGAGTAACTAAATTCTCATTAATATCATAAATGTTACCATTCTCTACATAGTATCTACTTCCACCTACAGTTACACTGACTCCCTCTTTACCACTTGCAGGATTAAAGCTTCTACCTTTTGGATTAACTGCTTTCTGTTCTGTTCCTGCATCATCATAGTAGTTAGTAGTAAACCAACTACCAGTCATTTGAGTATCAGTCAAGTGTGTATAAAGTAAGTCATCATTCAGTATATCTTGGTTATAAGTACCTGTGTTAACTTTACCTGCTGATATATTGAATGGTGGGTTATACTCATACAGAGCATTAAGTATACCATCATATATTTCTTCAGGAGTTGAATGTACAGCTTCATCATACTGCATTCCTTGAACAGGGTCAAGAGTCATTACACCACTTCCACCCCTTTCAACAAGTATGTTCTTCCTTACATACTCTCCATCTTTAAGCCATCTAAAAGTAAGTACTTTGTTATTACCCATGTTGTCAAGACTTATATGGAAAGTATTATCAAGATGAAGTACTTTACCTAACTCATTAAGTGCAGTCAATGCTTGGTCAGGATTACTTATCTTAGACAATTTATCTATTGCAGCATGAATCTTTTGTGCAGATTTATTGCCTGATGTACTTAATTGTCCAAGATTAAATTCTTCAGCATTGAAATGCTTGACTCTTACTAGCTTAGGAGAGTATGTACCTCTACTGTTCTTGAGTAACAGGTATACCTTACCATCAGAGTGAACTTCATCATATACTGGTTCAGCATTTATATCACCATTAGTCTGTAAGTTCATGTTCTTCATTACACCAAGTCTGGCATCACCTTTGACTACATCTTTGACAGATTGTGTCTGGTTTCTATCATACTTGAATCTGCCTAACATTACCTTATTGACAGTAAGTGTAGCCTGTTCACCTTTACCTACTCTGGTAATTAAGTTAGCAAGTCCTACATAGTTCTTACTCTTAGCAGTAGCAAGTGAAGGTAAAGTACCAACTACTTGGTCACCTTTATACATGACTATTTCATCATAATCACCTACTCTTTCTGCCTTAAGTGTGAGAACATCTCCCTCATGGACATTACCATTATTGACATAATCAAAAGCACCTTTAGACTGTAAGAAGTTATATAGACCTTGATAATTAGGGTTACTTACAATTAGTGGCTCAAATACACCTTGTGCAAGCTTTTGTGTATTATACTCACTAAGTGCAGGTCTATAGTATCTATTCTCTGTTGTAGCAGGAAGAGATTCTGTATCCTTGTCAAGGTAATTTAACTCCTGTTCATTGGTGACAGAAGCAGAAGGTATTTGAGGTATTCTACTTGCAATAGTACCTATTAGTTTCTGTACTCTATTATAGTTATCCTCACTTGCCATTTCAGGTAAACCACTTATATCATCTATAAGACTGTTCAACTCTGATGATGCCTTTCTTATATCCTCTTCACTTTTGGTTGAAGCAGCCTTAGCCACCAAAGTCTCAAGTGTTCTAATCCTTGGAGCCAGACTGAAATCATCAAGATATTCTTTGTCAACAGTATTATTAACCTCACCTATAAGGTCTGTATAAGGATTCTTTGCTTCTGTAGGTACTGTTACAGTAGCATCACTGCCAGTAGTTTCACTGCCAGTATCTCTACCTTGTGGAGTAGGAGTTGGGTCAGGAATATCATCCTTTTCCTGTGCATTAGTTGCAGCTTCTGCTATCATGTTCTGAAACAGATTGGCAGCTTCTTCACTTAATTCACCTTCTGGTTCTGTAATAAGTTCAGGACTGGTTAAATCAGCAAGTGACTTTTCTTCCTTAAACCTCTTGTCAAGTAATGCATTAAGAGCTTCTTTATCTGCATCTGACAGTTCAGATTCATTAATAAGTTTACCCATTTCAGCACCAAATGACATTGCTTTCTTGAAGTCCTTAGCCAGTGGATTAGTATTCTCGCTTAACAGTTCATCACCTACATTGTTTTCACCTACTATATCTGCTATATCACTGAATGATTGAGCATTAGTAAGTTGTCCTCTTACTTGTGCAAGTTGTTCTTCTTGTGCCCTGTTAGCTACTTGTTCATCAGCTGCTGCTGTTGCTTCCTGTATCTTTTCAGGATGTGTCAGCAAGTCAGTAAATCTATTACTGAACTCTACAGCTTTCTCTGCCAGCTTCTTAAGGTCTTTAACAGATTGTTCAATATCAACCTTGTCAATATTATAACTGTCATTCAGAATCTTTCTGATGGCACTTTGCATTGCCACAAAGCTTTCATTCTTAGGGTCTGCAAGTACTGCAAGCAGCTCTTGATTATTAAGGTCAAGTATGGTTCTATCCATAGTTTTACCTTCCTTTTCAAGGGTTGCAAAGTTCATCTTCAATGCTTCTCTTACATCATCAGCAACATCATTGAATCTCTCAATATAGTCACCATGCTTCATGTTAAGCCAAGTAAGCTCTGACACTTGTTCACTTGTAAGGTCAGGACTTCCTACTCTTATGATTTTGTCCTTAGTAGTTCTATAATCCTTGATTTTCCTTAGAATATCATCTCTATCTTCTGTAAGACTTTGAATCATTTCTTCTCTATCCATAGCATTACCATTGGTAGAGAAAGGACCATTACCATTCTCATCAGTAGTGTTCTTAATGATGTTATCAAGGTTCTCATCAGAAGTATCATATGCCTGATTAATCATTTCAGTAAGGTCATTCAGTTTACCTGCATTGTCAAACATGACAACATCAGATATAAACTGTGATGATTCTGCATCCTTGAATCCTGCAACATCACCTTCAGCAGCAGCAGCATCCATTTGATTCTGATAATAGTTGTGTCTCACTAATCCTTGATAATAGTTCTGAAAGTTAGGGTCTTCAATCCTACTATTCAAGTAGTCAATCATTTCATTATCTCTGGCTTTGCCTTCTTGATAATCTCTAAATTCACCAACTACACCACCTTCAATAGTTACAGGACTTCTCCATTTGCCTTCACTTGATTTAGCACTTCTGAACATAGGCATACCCATAGCACCAGTCATAGCACCAATGGTAAATTCTTCCCATGAAGCTGGGTCACCTACTGTATCACTAATACCCTTAGCTGATGCCTGTAACCAGTTAAGTGATTGTTGTGCAGCTTCTGGGTCCCACTTGGACATATAGAAGTTCTCTACCTCTGAACCATACTTAAGTCCGGGGATAGTAGCAGCAATCTTCTGTTCCATTTCTTCAGCACCTTCTGATAAGAAACCAGCAGCAGCCTTGACAGGCATTCTAGTTGAAGCATATTTACCATTCTTCATGGCTATCTTTGTATCTCTGATTGCTGTATTAGCACCCTTAGAATACAATTTACCCCACATAAACCAGTTTGATGCTGTAAGAATAGGTATATTAAGAGCCAAGTCTACATTACCCACTTTGGCTTTATCCTCATTTAACTTGGCAAGGGACTGGTCATAAGTCTGTTTTGCATCTTGCATAAGTGCATTATACATTTCAGTACCCTTATAGTTCTGGTCTATAGCTTGAAGTCTTTGTTGATAAGCATCATCTACCTTTGCTTTCTCAAAGTCATACCATTCATTGGCATTGTTATATGCTTCTATTTTACCTTCATTGATTGCAGATACAGCAGAACCAACTATAGACCTAACCATAGCAGGAGCACCTTTAAGTGCACCTGATACAAGATTACCAGTAGCCATAGCACCAGCAGTAAAACCTAAGTTCTTGATGAACTTGTCACCCCACCAGTTAGCTGTCCATATATTCTTGTACCATTCACCATTTTGGTCATTCTGAATTTCTTCATTGGTTCTATAGTTAGGCATCATTTGCTCTGACCAATCATTTACTTGCTTCATTCCTTTAGCAAAGTCATTATCCCAGAACCCTGACCATTCACCTTTGTCTATAGCATTAGCTGCACCTACTACTACACCAAGAGTACCATCAAGAAATGTAGTACCAGCAAGTACTACACCTTTACCAAGACCTGCACCTAATTGTGCATACCAAGGTTGAAGTTCTCCTCTTGTGTTATTAAGGTCATCAAGTTGAGTTGCAGAAGTAATATCTTGGTCATACATGCTATCATTAAGACCTGCTACACCTATTTCCTGCACAGCAGGAGTGCTTATATTCATCTCCTGCTGTCTTGCAGCATAGCCGGGTGTAGGGTCTGCAAATGATACATCATACCCATTCCTTTTTAACTCATCAAGTATACCTTGTCTTCTATTTACTCCCTTTAATGGAGTACCATAGTTAAAATTATCCTGTGCCATATTATTCCATAAACAATTTACTGTCTGTCTTGCCTTGAGTCTTAGCAAGTGTGTTGAACTTACCATCAAGTTCACTCATATAGAAGTCAATCAATAAGCTCATACTTGCATAATCTTTCTTCTCTTTGGCTTCTTCTATCAACTGTTGAGTGTTTCTCAAGGTTCTACTCTTATCATCTACTACTTCTAGGTCAAGTACAGCCTTTTTAAGTTTGTCCTTCTTGTCTCTATATACATAAACTAAGTTACCACTTTGAGGGTCAAAGTCTAAGTGACCAGAGTTAGGCTTAATTTCAGCCAGTTCATCAGATTCAAGCTGTTTGCCTTTCTTTCCATCTTTGAACTCATAAGCTGGTATCTTATCCTTAATAGCCATAGTAGCTAAGTTCTGTGTTACCACATCATTTAACAAGCTATTATCAGCTAAATTAGTTGAATAAGTAAAGTCTCTTATGGCTGCTCCTTTGATTTCAGCTTTTGCCTTTTGTATAATAAAGTCAGGGTCAGTTGTACCATACTTATCAGTGATTCTCTTTAACTTCTCTCTATTAGGTTGATACTTCTCTTTAGTACCATAAGAACCCCAAGTAGCACCATAAGCTCTTGCTTCATTTCTTACTTCTCTTTCAGCCTCTTCTTTCAATATATCAGGGTTCTCTTTTACCTGTTGAAGGAAGTTGATTTCATCTTGTAATTGAGTAGTTTCAGCATCCTTTACTGTAGTTCTTGGTACTGGTCTGTAACCTAATCTAGGATTACTATTATCACCTTGAGCAGCAGCTAGTTTAGCCCTTTGCAGTGGGTCAAGGTATTCTTGATTCTGCACCTGTTGATATTGTGTATCACCAATAGCACTGTATAATCCTCTACCTATAAACTCTTTAGCTCTTTGCTTAGTTATGTCATCACCCCATGTATCAATACCTGATGAAGCATATACATCATCTGCTATCTTCTTCAGTTCCTTAGGTGCATTAGGGTCATCCATTGCAGCCATGATAACTTGTTCAGGAGTATACCCCCTATTCATCATGCTTTCAAAGTATTGACCACCAAGAATCTTTCTCCATTCTCTTGGTTTCTCCTGTTGATACTTAGCTAATTCTCTTGCAGCTTGAGCAGCTTGTTGAGTAAGCATATTACCACTGTAAGCCTGATAACTTAGGTTAGGATTCTTAATCAAATCATCCAAAGAAAGTGTTGAAGCTGCCTGACTCATCATCAGAGTAGGGTCTTTCAACATTGCTTCCCTTTGTTCCTTAGTTAATTCATCTCTTCTCTTATATGCCTGTTCAATAGGAGTAATCTCCTGACTATACCTTTGTCTCATCTTTGAGAGTGCAGTTCTACTATCAGGTGTAAGACCACTCTTTGCAAGTGATTCAGCCTGTGAAGCCAAGTCAGTTGAATACTGTTTGTACATAGCATAAGCTTCAGGGTCTGTCTGCTCATTAGCAAGTTTCTCAAATACTCCTGCTCTGGTTGAGAGTTCTCCCATTTCACCTTCAAGAGCTTTATGTTCAGCATCAGCTACCTGTATGGGTTTAATCATTTCATCATAGCTGAATGGTTTGAACTTGCTTCCTATTACTATCATATTACCTGCCATAAGTCAATCTTCCCCCTTTTTTCTTTTTGTTCTTCTTATATTGTACTCTACCTGAACTGTCTAAATCATATAGAAGAGCTGGATTACTTGTTATCATATTCCTTGAAAAATTCTCCTGTCCAATACCACCTAAGTTATCAAACAGATTAGTAAGGTTAGCTGCCCTACCCATTGAGCTTCTCATATTAGCTGTATCATACATTTGAGCTTGTGCTGACTTCTGCCTCAACCTTAGTTCATTCATCTGTTGAGCTTGTTGTGCATTAGCTGAATCAGCTCTCATTTGTGCCTCTGCATTGAACTGGTTAGTACCTCTGTTGAATCCTTCAACTTGTTGTCTTTGTTGTTGGTTATACAGTTCAGCTTGTCTATGTAAATCACCCATCTGATTGCCATAATTAGCATTAGCTGCAATCAAGTTAGCAGCAGCAGTAGCCCTATTACCACCAGAAGTATTGATTAATGCTCTCCTTTGTGCAGCCTGATTAGCATCAAGCTTATTGAGTTCATAGTTTGTATCAAGTGGCTTATAAGTAAGTCTGTTGTTAATCTGTCTTGCACCCACCGGTTTAACTGGAGTTATTGCTCCACCTATCATCTCTGCTGGTGCATAATCAGGTGTATTAGTAAGACCAATTGCATCACTGAATACTCCTAATGCAGAACCAACTGCTGGTGCATATCTCATCCAAGTAGGAGCTAATTCACTATCAGGTACTTGTTCCTCAATAGGTATTACTCCTTTAGGTGCAGTAAGTCTTGTTAGCAATTGACCACTATAGTCAGTATTTATACCAGCCATAGGAACTTCAACATCCCTATAATTTTTCTTCCAGCCACCATCTTCAAACTTATTTCCACTCTTTCTTTCCCTTACTCCCTCTTGTATTCCTGCTAGTCTGTTCATACTTGCTTCAAGTCCTCTTCTACTTATTGGGTCATTAGGTCTTTCAGCACTTTCCTTTTGCAGCTTTTCTGCTGCATTTGCAAAAGTACCTTCCTTTAATCTTAGTCTCTTTCTGTCTTTCTTAGGTACCTTAAGTCTATTGCTGAATACATAGTCATTGAATACTACTTCACCCTCTTCAACTAAGTTAGGTATTCCTTGTGGGTCTAGTCCCATTTGTACACCTTCAAATGGATTCTGTTCATGTGTACCACCATTACCAATCATAGTAATACCATTACTAAAGTCTCCACCTTGTGTATTTAACCAGCCACCAAAACTGTGATGCCAGCCTCTTGCATTCTGTGCAAATGTAGCTCTCTTTCTTACAGCAGGACTACTACTTCTTTTACCTCTTGCTATACATTCAGAAGTAACTTTACCACCACAATATTCTGTGAACTTTCCTCTATTTGCTTTCTTTATGTGGATACCCCCACCATCTTTGAATAGTTGTCCACCATAGGCAGCAAAATTTGCTAATAAATCCAAGTCTTGCATTTCATCTGCTCCTTCAAGTGCCAAATTAATCTTCTCATCATTAACTAAATTAACAGCTTGTCTTTGCTTATTTAGTTTTGCTGTCAGGTCTTTAGCCTTACTACTAAACCATCCATCTTTACCAACCTGTGACTTTTGTACATTACCTAAGTCCTGATGCTCCATTTGTTGCTGTATTACAGACTCTATGGAGCTATTATCAAATTGTGTATTAGCAGCTTCTGCTGTCTGTGCCTTAGTCTCATTAACAAATTCCTCATTAATTTGACTACCAAATGCCCTGTTAACCAGACCACCCAGTACATTAACACCTGCTCCAATAAGACCACCTACTCCGGGAATGTTAGATGCAAGACCACCAATAGTTTGCATAGCTCCACCTACACCAGTAGACATACCACCTGATATTGCATTTGATGCAGCACTTGCTATGCCACCTGCAATACCACTAATACCACTGGCACCACCCATTAGTCCACCTAATTTTGAAGCATCCATAGCCTTATCAGCTCCTGTCAATGCTCCCAATATACCACCACCAGCATAAATATTGCCTTGATGGTCAACCAACCAAGGAAGTACTCCTTGTTCCTTAGGTTTAACAGGAAACCTTTTCTTCTTTATCTTGTTAGCCATAATTAATTCATTTTGTGCAAAGATACATAAAGACTTTGTAATATGCAATAAACCCTATAAAAATAATAAGGGCAGCCAAGTATTTAACTTAGCTACCCTTAATTCTTACTCAAAGAAACTCACTCCAATGTCATGAAGTTCCATACTATCAGTGCTTTCTTTATTCATCTGCAACTTAACATAAGCCCATGTGTTTCTTATTCTATTTCTATTACCATTATCTCTTGGTATATTAGCTCTCCATATCCTGAACTTTCTCTTAAGTGGAGAAGGATAACCAACCCTGTTAACCAGCTCTAAAGTACCATGCTGATACTCATTCCATACATCCAATTGAGTGAATGTTTCATTAGGCATAAGTTCACCATCTCTTTTAACATCAGCCCTGTATTCAACAGTATTGAATATCTTGTCAACAGGTTCATCCTGATTAGCTACTATAGTCACATAGAATGGTTTAAACTCACCATAGAACATATTATAGTCACCACCATTGATTTCCCATACCTTATTCTTATTGACTGCATAGAATTTATCCCTATAGTTTAACATTACAGGAGTCTTTTCATAGCTCATGAATGAGGTAAATTGACCTATAAGCTCTGAATAAGCCAGACAATACTTATCATTGATAAAGTATACATCATCATTAGTCTTGTCATAGAATGTTCTGAAGTTCTTGAAGTCAACAGGATTCCATCTATCAAGAGTGTTGTTAGCACCTATGAACTGTCTGAAACCAAGTTTGTCACTCAATGAACTTATAGATTGACCATCAAATGTATATAAGCCATTAGTCAGATTATCTATGAAGTATATACCTGCTGGAGTCTGACATATAGACCACTTGTTGCTACAACCTATAAGGTTACTTACATATCTCTTACCCTGTACCTTGTAGTTATTACCAATCTCAACAGGTACACCATCACTAACAGGAATCTGTACCCTAGGATTAAAGATAATATTACTCAATCCCTGTTCTTGGAAACAGAAGATTTCATTGTTCAAGGTATTAAGTGATATTACTTCACCCTTATCACCATCTAAGTCAAGTGTTGAAGCTAATGTGATATTAGTCCAAGTATCAACCACAGAACCATTAGTTTTCTCACTTGTCCAAGTTACTGTATTAGGAAACCTGTCAATAGAGGATATATCCCTTGATGTATAGTTATATGTGAAGAAGTTGTTCTTCTGGCTATATACAGGATTCAATAGATTGAAGTTCTCTGGTGTTGCAGTAAGATTACTCTTATTACCTCTATTCCTGTCATATCTTCCATCTATATTAACCCTTGTCTCACACATAAATGAAGTCAAATCAACTATTTGATTCTTCTCATCATTACTCCAAGGATAAGTCTTTAAACAATCATATCTCTGGAAGAATGTATCCCCCTCTGTATATTCAATGTTCACACTAGGTTTAACAGTACCATTTTCATCATAGAAGTTAACTGTGCTGCCAGCAGGATGCCATATATTGTTAGTATATGCTGCATCTCCTGTTCCACCAAACCTGTTTTCAACCACAGGTCTGTACATATCAACTATAATGTATCCGCCATCATAATCTCCAAGTTCTCCACCTTTCTGTGAGGACGTATTACCAATAATATCAACTCTTTGTTGCATGATAGCTCTAGGACCAAATGGTCTGGAAGTTGATTTAACATCATCAGTAATAGGAGCAAGATACTGCTTATAAGCCATACTAGGTTTCTTAACAAGTACATATAATGTACCAACAGAATATGCCCTGTATTGTGTATATGGGTCTGCAACCATTTCTTCCTCTTCCCATTCTTTAGATGTAGTATTGTATTTATACATCTTTCCAAAAAGCTGGTTTTCAGTACTTGATGCTTCCTTTATGAATGCTCTTACATTTGTGTTTGTAGCTTCTCCAAATGAGCTTACTATCTGTATATCATATCCCTTACTTCTTGTAGGAAGGTCACCTTTATTCCAATAATCTCCACCATTCCATCCTAATACTGGCATAGCAGCTTGTTGACCATAAGTGGTGTTATTAAACTGTATGACTGCATGAGGAGTTGATTTAAATCTTATGGGAACTATATCAGTTGTGTTAGTTACAGGATATACAGTACCATCTTGTTGCCATCTTTGTGCTAACGTATTCCATGATTGGCTTCTACCATATTCAGATGCTAAACCACTAATGGTACTACCATTCCAGTAATATTGGTCATTTGTATATGGCTGTCTCCATTCAGTAAGTGCACCGGGATTTACAAGAGGATTAGCAACATTAGGGTTATACTGACCCTTCATCTGACACATAGTGAAAGGATAACTTGTTCCACCATGATAACCATTATAATTACCTCTGTACACTCTTTCAATTTGTTGTCCATCAAGTGCATTTTTAATGATAGGCAACTTAATGATTGTATCCTCATTACTGTCAAATACTGCAACCTCTGCAATACCTGTAAACTGACTGTCTCCTTCAAGATATAATGTAGGAGGAGTTGACCTATGATAATATCCTTCCTTATCTATATAGTAAGTGTCTGTGTACTGTAAGTTTGATAGTATCTTTTTAGTGTATTGACCTGTTCTAACTAATGATTGACCTTCTGCTCCTGTCTTGTCCATATCATTGTTAAGAGAGGCTTCCCTATGCCAAGGATATACTATCCATGCACAGTTAATCCAGTTACCATAACCACCATCATTACCTAATACATCCCAATCATCATTCTTGTTTGGGTCTCTTCTTGTCAGTACACCATCTACATATACAGGAAGTGCACATATTTTCTTCACAGAACTATGTCTTTCATTGGCACTGCCATTCCAATAATTAGTACCACCATACTTAGTGTACATTGTACTGTAATCATGGTTTATGATTCTATAATTAGAATCTGATGACCTAGTTGTCTTAAGGAAAGAATTAGGTCCAATTATACTATAATCACTATAGTTGGCTTTACACTTTGCATAACCTACATACCTTATCTGACAGTTCTTTACAAGAGACTTTACAGTTTCATCAAACTCAATATCAGGTGAATGGAATGTACATATACTACCATCAACCTTAAAGTTACCTTCACTTTCATCAGGACAAGTCTGTGTGCCAGCTTCAGTAGAAACATCTGATATACAATCTTGTGACTGTATCTCACCATTAAAATTGAAGCTTGAAGGTAATGGTCTCTTATGTCTGAACTCAAGAACTACACCACCATCTCTTGGACTTCTTGCCCAATCTAAACCACCATCATCAAAATATCCAGCAAATAGTGGTCTAAAGAACCATGAAGATATTGAGTAAGGTGAATTATCAGGTCTGTCATTAGCCTTAAACAAAGTAGGATTAATAATGCCCTGACATACTACAGTCCTGTCAGTATAACTAGGATAAACAATTACTGGCTTTACAGCTACATAACCTAAGTCTATTAACCTGTTAATAAGAGTAGAACCAATAGAACTTACTATCTTGTTATAGGATTCAGCAGTTATATACCTATCTACTTCAAAGTCTCTTATAGGTATAGCTTCTGACCATTTACCTGTTCTATGTAAGAACACAAGACCAGATCTATAAGTCTCACCTTGTTTAAATGATGTAATTACACCATTATCAAAGCTCAAATTACTCTTGTATGGATATACATCAGTATCTTCAGGAGCAAGAACTGTAACATCCTTACCTTCTGTGGTCAACGGTAAATCACCTACCCCAAGTCTTATGTCTTGAGGAATAGCACTCCTCTTAATGGTAAGATTACCTAGGAACAGAGTATTATCCTTCTGTGTAATTGTATAAGGTACAACTTCTTCACCACCCTTATATAGTAACTCCGTAGGGTCTAATGTTTCACCAGTAGTGTTATTATCTGAATAATCCACATAAGTTCTATTACTGATAGAAGCTACATACACAAATATATAACCATAGTCAAGTGACTTTCTTTCAAGCTTGATTTGATGAGTAAATGGGTCATAGGTTATATTAGCAACTCCACCAGCAGCTTTATCAAAGTCTAGGAAGTATATCTCATGTTCAGGGTCATATTGTTTATTAATAATAATACCTGAATCACCTTCTACACTTATTCTCCACTTGAGTTTTCCATCTACTTCATCATAAGGATAGTCAGTTAATAATGCTTTACTACCTGACTTGAAAACCTCAACTACTGAAGGGTCTACTATCTGTGTAGTGTAAGCATAAGTCTGGCTAATCTCCAGCTTGTTATATATGCTATATTTTGCCTTTAATTCCACACTTGCTACCCTCTTAACACTAGGAGTACCATCAAGTGAAGTCCTTATAATAGAGTATATGTTAATACCATCAAAGTTTGTATCAGGATTATTAACCATAATCCTAAATTCATTATTTACTACTTCATCAGGTCTACCACCTCTTCCTGTAGGAGAAGTGTAAAACAATGGAGATATGTAAAATACTGTACTTTCCTGTGCATAACTATTATAATAAGTCAGAGCATATTGAACCACTCCTGAAGGGAATATGCCTGTACCACTTGGTACTTTCTCAACAGTAGTTGTAGCACCTGTATCAAATCCTCTAATGAAGTCAAACTTATCATTTCCATTATAGGTTCCCTCTTCTGCCACTATATTGATTACCCTTGATTGATTAAGACCATCAACCCAGTATACCTTCTGAATATTCTCATTCTCATATGTACCAAGAGTTTGTATAGGATATGCAGTACTGAAGTTCAAGTTGCCTTGATACAATATAGTTACTTCAAAGTAGTCATTTATACCTTCAAGTCTATAGATATAATCTATTCCTTCTGCTTCATCTTTAGTGAATATGACTATGTACTTACCAATAGTACAACTGCCAAGAGGAACACCCTTAATATCACCACCGGGGATAAACCCAAGTGGATGTAAGTCACTCCAATATTGGTAGGTATCATCATACACTAAGTCATCTATAAAGTAGAATCCCTTAACACTTTGTGTTATAGGTAGATGCCCCTCATATGCAGTACTCTCTGATTGACCTGATTCAAGTACTATCTCATACTTATACTGTACCCCATCACTTGTTTCTGTAAGGATACCACCTCTAATTGATGAAGCAAGTGGGTACTGCATGACTATCTTTCCTGTAGGTTCTACAATAATCTTGTTAGGCTGTCTGAATGAAGGCACAGATATTTCCTTAGTACCTTTCTCATTAGTGACAGATAAAAGAGTACTATGTTCCCTTGCAGTTATTCTTATATTCATGTTCTCATAGGCATATTCAGGACTGAACTTACTTACAGTCAAGTCCCTTTGCATACCTTTGATAACATGGCTGGACTGTTTCATTGCCATATTAGTGTAGCTTTAAAAATTCTTTGTTTCCCAAGTCCTTAAATCCTTTTCTAAATTCATTAACTCTTGGTATCATTTGGTTAAGTATTCCACTTATGGATTCCATCTCACTTGGAGAAGGTATAGTAAATTCACTGTTACACTGCCCTGCCTTGAAAGCATACTCCTGTTGGGTGTTATTTAACACTGCCGGTTGTATCTTTCCTAAGTCAAACAGTATTGTGAACCACTCTTTCTTTATGTATAGTTCAAGTGCCTTAAGGAATATTGGATTATCAGGTAACATAGGAAGTCCTTCATCATCTACAGGTATAGCCTTATAAGCTATTTGTATGCTACCATCCTTAAAGGAAGTATATATAACTCTGCCTTGAGTCTTGAATGTACTTTCTCCTCTTTCCTGATTTCTATCTACAGGACAACTACCAAAGCTGTCTGTCATTGACCTCAAGCAATCACCATGTTTAGTTCTCACCTGTATGATTGAGATTAAATCACATGGAAGCAAAGCCCTGTAATTCTCAATATCAACATCAGCCACCTTGTCCACATATATCTTAGGAAGTCCCATAGCTGCAATAAAGTCCAGTGTATACTGGATAGCAGCTTCAAGCCCTATATCAGACATTAAGGGATGTCTTGTTACTCTGCCAAGTATCTCCCTTATGTTAATAAAGTTTACATTGTTTGTCATAAGTATTCTCTCTTTTTCAGATAAGCAGCATCTACTGCTCCCTCTTTGATTTTTTGTTTAAGCATTATCTTCATGTCCCTGTTGAACTTGAAGTCATAGAAGGACTGGTTCCTGTATGTAGCTCTGTTCCTGTTATAGTATATGGTAAAGATTTCTTTCTCCTCCATTTTAACAAGTGTCTTATTCTTATATGATTCCTCATCTTCATACCATAGTTCTAAGGTTTTGTTCCAATCTACTGGCAAGTTATCATATACCTCACCATTACTTCCAATCTTGATACGGGCATCATACTTTCTTAGCTCAATTACTCCCATTCTATGTGGTATCTTGAAGTCATTACCATTAGCTATTTCTTCTGCCATAAGGTTATTTATCCTTCTGGTTATAGCAAAGTACTGACTCTCTGTTAGCACATATTCCTTGTCTTTGGGTTTAGTCTTTCTATAGTACTTATACCCATCATAGATACCCCATGAGTTTCTTATCTTATGCTCATGATGTTCTGTGCTTCTTCTAACTCTTCTCTTGAACTCCTGTAATCCTTCCATTATCTACTCTGCCTGTTTGCTGTCATTGCTACATTATCCAAATCATCATTTGAATTATTCTTCTCATCTGCTGGTGTATATTCAGCTTGTCTTAACTCTTTGACTACAAGTTCAATAAGAGGTGGAACAAGAGCTTCTTCAATTGGAAATGTTCTGTCTATGGTATCACATATTTTCCCATCCTCATTACATTCAAGTTCTGATGCTGTTTCTGAATCCTCAAATACAGCAGTAAATCTTATGTTTTCCATATAGATGAACTGTGGATTATTTGATTGAAGATACAGATAATTGTCAGGACCAAGTGTGCAATAAATGATGTTCTGCATAAACTTGTTATATCCAACATATCTCATTCTGTCTCTGCTGATAAATGTAATGTTACTTCCTTGGAAGTAATCAACAGGGTATACCTTAGGATTACCTACCTTCATAGTAAAAGGTATCTTGGCTTTAGTCCTTAAGTATGAACCACCTTCACAAGGTACTCCAGCTATTGCTGGTACCTCAATAAGCTCAAGACATAGAGTTTGATAATTGGACTCTGGCATTGGCTTCTTGATGTCTGCATATCTTTGCTTTAACAAGAAAGCCCTGTACTTTGATAAAAGGAACATCACATGGTCTTCAGTGAAAGTGAAGTCATCTGCTGAACCCTTAAGCTCATCAAGTACCATATATACTAGCTGTCTGTAAGTATTCATAATTTCATTTAGTCTATAAACATTAATACTCCCGCAAAGGTAAGTATTTTGATTTACCTGTGCAAGAGTATTAATAATTTAGTTGTATGTATGTTACAGAATCTCTCTTAATCCATCTTCTGCATAAGTTTCACAGTCATATCTCATGTCTGTAGTTGGAGCTTCTTCTTCAGTGTATGCCTTGAACTTGATTCTTTTAACTTGCATGAGTCCTATTTCCCAATCAGCATGAACTCCAGACCAAGTTCCCCATTCACCTAGTAGCACATTCTTATCATAAGCATTACCACTTGGGAACCAACAACCTACAAGCATTGTCATAGGATTGAATGGCACAAATGCCTTACATATTGCTATAGGTTCATCATCAATATACAATGCAGTGTAATCCCCTTTCCAGTCAATTGACCACTTATGATATTGTCCATCATCATAGTATTTCTCTACATATCTTGCAGACTGTTGTACTGCCTTAGGGTCAATATCACCTAAAGGAGTTCTGTTATTGACAGATAGCTCACCTTTACCTAACTGTGAATTAGCAATAGTACCATACACTCCACAACCATCATTCCATGCTTCATTCATCCAGTTATTAAATCTGCATGACCTTACATTAGCACCATAGTTGACTTCATCAATAGTATCCATTATCTTAACCCACTTAAGTTGATTAGACCTTAAATAAGATGCAGAGTTTTGTGGGTCTGTTTCTGTAACAGCATCTATAGCTGCCTTGCTTGCTTCCCAGTCAATCATCCATGTACCATAGTCAGCACCAGTTGCAGTACATCCTATAGCTTGTCTGTAACTAAGACCCGGAACATACCACATAATACTAGTATCACTATTAGGGTTCATTACTGTCCTGTAAGGTGTATTCTCTGAACCAAGCTCCATATCAATCTCATTGTTGATAACTACCCAAGTTGCACCATAACCACTCTTTACAGAATCAGCATAAGTGTAACCTTTAACACCAGTTTCTGTCCAGAACTTGAATGTCTTGTCATAGTTATATATCTCTTGATAGTGGAAATACCATAAACAGATTGCTAAACCTATCATTCCTTTTGGTACCTTAAACCAACAGTCAAACATACCATAAGGATGATAATCAACTGACTGAATAAGACCACCAACTCTTGAGGTTCTCTGGCTTGTGTTGGGTATATAATTCAATGGATTTTCAACTAAGTCCACAGGTAGTCCATAACCATTAGCACCAGCAGGAGCTACAGCAGGAACAATTCCTCTATATTTATCTCCATGTTGCTCAAGGATAAGACACTTAAGTCCCCTGTTGAAATATATCAAATTACCATTGGTTCCACCACCCATGTTTCCACCCCATCTTTTCTGCTTGGCATAATACCTCTTCTTGAACTCTGTTACAGCTGCATCAAAGTCACCTTCAAAGTTTATGTCATAATCAGCCTGTGCAGGAGTAAGTTTAATACTCTTGATTTCCCTTGACACAGAAGACAGAATATCCTCACCAGATACTACTTCTATTCTTGTTTTACCTATAGGTAATCCTTCAAGTAAGAACCTTACAGTAGCATCCTTCATTTCAGTCATCTCTGATGTTGGAATAACAGTTATAGTACCATTATCATTTGTGCATTTAAGTTTAGGCATCTTCTTATAGCCAGCACCTAATGCTTCCATGACTGTAGGGTCTATATATTGATAAGGAGTGTCCCAACTATCTGTACCAGTTATTGTAGACTTATGTAGACCAATCCTTGATACAACATAACTTGCATTAGTCATATCACCTGATTGAACAGGACATCCTACAAATAGTCTGGCATTAAGCTCTATGTTCTGATTAAGTTCTACATCTTCAAATACTGTACCACCAATAGGAGTAGGCAATGAATCCCCAGTCTTAGCCCAAATTATGTCAGTTTTAGTACCACTTATATAAGCACTTGCAGCCTCATCAACCTTAAAAGGATAGTTAGCTAAATCACTGAATATACTGACACCATTAACCTTAAAGTCTGTGATAGTGACTTTGCCAGCCACAGTAGTTCCACCCTTTAGAAAACCTAAAGAATAACCTACTGCTATTCCATATGCAGACTCATTAGGTATAGTAACAGTAATTTTCTTGCCTGTACCATATTCAGGAGATTTATAGATACTGTTACCCTTCTCAATTTGATTATTAATATCATTATCTTCTATGTATTGATAAGTAGCATAATCTATACATAGACCAATTTCAGAAGTATATTGTGTGCAATCATAAGTAAGTTCTATGGTCACAGGCAGCCTACCAGCATCATATAACTTATTCTTAAGGTCTACATTACCAACATGTGCTCCGGCATTAATAGGTATAGCCGTCTGACTATAATTACTGTAGTCACTAATTGATAGGTAATTTATCTTATCACCATTAGTCACAAGTAGTAATGTATACCATTTGCCACTAGTAATAAGAGGGTCACCAGTAGAACTAGTCAACATTACCTTACCAAATACATTTACCTCTCTACAATCTCCAGCCTTGTTAAAATTAAACCCTAAGTAATTGGTATTATCATGTTCACTGTTATGGTTTATCCCTAATAGCTTTAATGGACCTACATGAGTAGGGTCTGCATAGAACTTCATTATGATTGCATTTCTATCAGTAGCAGGATTAGATACAGTAAACAAGTCCTTATAGAATATGTTCATTGATGCACCTTGGTCTGGTAGCTTGTCATTTACATAATCAAAAGGTAATCCAATGTAATGGTCTTTGTTAATAGCACAACCTATATAGGTTTCTTCTGGATTATCAGTACTGGTTCTCATCTCAAAGTGATAATTCTCATTCTTACCTAAGTAATCATCAGATGTCCACAAGGAAGATAAGATATTATCAAATGACTTAGTGCTGTAATCCATAGGAAACATCCAATCCAGTTTATCAGGACTTGGATACATTCTTGCCTTTACATTAGGAGCATCAAGTAATACTATTCTACCATTCCATTCTACTTTACCTATAATGGGATTAATACCAAGAGTAGGTATAAGATTAGTATGAAACAGGAAGAATTTCTCTTCATCCATTTCATAATGATATATCCTTAAGAGATACTCTGTATCATCAGGTAATTGTCCCAAGCTAATATTATTGATTTTACCTGTAGGAGGCACAATAACATTAGTACCTAAAGTGATATAATCTGTAGCACCAACCTGTTTATATTGTATATCCACATGTTGGCTATCAGTAATCTGTGCTGCAAACTCTAGTTTGGGTAATGTATAATTGCAAGGTATTCTCTCTTCTCCAACTACATTAAGTATTTGGACAAGTATGGTATGTGAGGTACTTCCATTAACTTCTGTATCAGTAATGACCAGTGATTGCCTAGTATCATAATCAGGAAAACTAAATGCACCTTGATGCACCAGTTTCTCTTCTGCTACTACAATTTCACCATCCATTATCTTGTTTCTTCTAATGAAAAGTGTAGCCCCATCAACAGGAGCCACACTTACACTTAGAGTATTCATGAAGTAATCATAGTTTGGATTCTGTACTTGTACAACATTACCATCAATTACTTCACTTGTCAAAGCCACTAGAATAACAAGTTCCTCACTAAGGATAATCTCATCACTTGAGCCTACCTTGTAACTTATCTTATAAGTATATTCATTAAATGTAGGAACTGCCATATCTTAATTTATTTAGATAATAAACCTCATACCTGACTCTGGGAAGGATTCACCATCATAGAGTAATTCAGGTGTAGGTCTATTAGCTGTATTAGCATTAAGCTCCTCTGTAGTTAAAGGTTCATACTTTACTTTGCTTATCTTTAAATGCCATGCTTCAAAGTTAGCATTAAGTCCAGCCCATGTACCTGTGCTTTCAAGAGTAGCTACATTATTTACAGGAGTCTTTTTATCATAGTCAAGAACCTTCCATACTCCATCAATCTTCTTGACACCAAGAGTAGGAAACCATATACCTATTACAAAGTGCATACAGTTGAAAGGAACAAATCCCCAGTTCTCTTCTATCTTGATTCCATCAACCCATAATTCAGTGTGGTTAGGATACCATACCATAGTCCAGTCATGGAATCTACCATCAGCATAACCTTTAGGTGCTACTCTTTCATCAGCAAGGGCTGTCTTATAAGCTACATACTCCTCTTTATAAGTAGTATCATTCTTATAGTAGTCCATGTTGTTTGCTTGAGCTGTTGCTACAGCATCAGCAGGCATAGCACCATTAACCTTTGCAGGTAGATAATCCTGTCTTGATTCCCATCCATTACCTGAACTGTATTCACCTTGCCAGTTATTAAACTTACAATTACAGAAGTTAGGATAATTAGTCTGAACAAAAGTTTCTCTTTCTTGTTCCCAACTTGCTCTGTCATTAGGCTTAGCAGGGTCTTTCAGTATGAATCTACCAACATCTTCATAAGGAAGAGTGTTATCATCAACAATACCTATTCTATATGGAGGATTAGTAGCAGTAGATACTATAGCCTTAGGGTTAGTAGTTATAGGGTCAAAGTATGCACACTTAACAAAGTCCCAAGGAGTATATCTTGTACCACCAACAGCAGCAGTAGGGAAGAAGTCCTGTGTATCATTTGAAGGTAACTCCATGTCAATTTCATTATTGACAACACAATAGAATCCATTCTCTGCATCACCTTCCTTGTTATAGATTCTACCTACAGGATTAGAAGGAGACATCCACTTGTTATAACCAGTAGAACCTTCACCAAACTCCTGATAATGGAAGAACCATAATGCAGGACATAAGCCCCAGTTATCCTGACCAGCCTTTAATTCAGGGATAGCCATTCTTACTGTGTACTTACCATAGGCAAAGTAATCAACTGTTCTAAGTGTACAACCTACTCTTTGTTTGAAAGGAGTAGTACCTTTTCTAGCATCATTCTCTGCATAGTAGTACATGTTTTCTCCATAACCTGTGTACTGTTTACCAGCTTCTGTTACCCATGCTTCTTTTCCTACACCCCATACTTGACCACTTTCAGGATAATAGTCACCATGTGCTTCAAGTATCAAGCTCTTTTCAGCTCTACTTGCATACACAAGGTTAGAGTTTACGCCACCATTATATCCACCCCAGTTACCATGTTTGGTATAGAATTTAGACCTAAAGGCATTAACAGCAGAATCAAAGTCTTGCTCAAAGTCAATTACATATCCTGTATTTGTTACTTGTTCCTTTTGAGCCTGTACTATAATACCATCCATGTTAGTGAATGAAGTATTTGAAGTATATTGTGAGTAACTCTGTAGCACTATCTTATAAGTACCTGAATTAAGTTTTGGACTATCAGTACCACCAATAGCTGGGTCAATTATAAAGGATACCTTACCTACAGATTCAACTTGACCATCTTCACCAATAGTATCATCTTTGAATAAATTGGTCATACTTGAGTTCTGCAAGTATAGACAATTAGCCTTACTGATTGTACCACCTTGAGGATAGAAACCTAAGCAAGGAATATATAGATAACCAGCTGAAATCTTGTTGAAGTCTGTAATAGATTCATTAGATAACATACCAATATGGTTAACTATAAGACCCTTGGTTACATACTGTTCAGTTCCTATAACATCAAATATTGATTGAAGTACTTCAGGATTATAACCAAATCCAATACCAAGTCCATCTGTAGCAGGGTCTCCTGCATTAGCAATGCTTGATTCAGCAGGTTGACCCGGACCTTCACAAGTGTAGACCTCAGTGTAATATTGAGAAGATGATTGTAGTTCTTCAGGACCTTTAGCTGTATAGATATGTACTGTACCTAAGCCATGACTTATCTGGGCAGTATACCATTTGTTAGTTGATAAATTAGTTATGCCACCAACCATAGTATTAGGTAATGCTGTATCCTCATTCAAGGTTATTTCACCACCATTAGCCACACTACTTTTTCTAACCTTTCTTGAGTGAAGTACTCCATCTTCCCCAACATAAATTGAGAATGATATTGCAGCTGTTGCATCATTAGCTTGCTCAATAGGTATCTGTGTATAGATAGGAGCTTGCTCACTACCTGTGTTGTTATATAGAGCCTCACAAGTTACAATTGCTGCATCCTTATGACCATCTTCAAGATAGAAAGATACTGTTAGTAAACCTCTAATATCATCAGCATAGATTCTACCTGCAATGAAACCACCGGGGTTCTTAACATAAGTGTTAGGCAACTTGATATAGTTACCAGTATTACAGTAATAACCTGAGTATGTTTCAAGTTCATTGTCAGCAGAGGTAGCTTGTTTCCAAGCTACTTCTCCACCTACTTCAAGTGAATAATAATTCTCTCCCTCATTAGTCCTGTTATTGGTAGCTTGATAGTACCAAGCAGTTGCACTACTTGTAGGCATTGAGTTGGCTTTAGTACCACTATAATACCAGTCAAAAGTTTGACCCGGCATCAATATCTTATTCACATAAGGACTGTCCCCAGCAGTCATATTAATTGCTGTATGAAAGGAAAAGATAGCACCATTCTTAGCTGCTGTCTGTTCATCTTCATAAGGGAACTCTGCTAGACTGAACTGATAGTCTGTATCTTCTACTAAGCTGTCAAGGTAAACATTATTGGTATTCTTTCCATATTTATCAACCACATATGTGTCTGTCTTTTTAATCCAAGACCTGTTTGGGTTATCACCTCTCCTGTAAAATAAGGCAAAGGTTTGATTACCAGAAGGTTTCTTATCAAAGACAACTTGTGGTATGCAATATCTAATTCCAATAGTTTCTGACATAATCTTAATTTTATTTGTATGACATGATTGCTGCTGCCACTATACTTGCATTTGGTGAAGGAGATGCAGCAAGAATAGTACCCACAAGTTTAGTCCAACCTGTATCAGAGTACTTAATATACACATGACCAGTAGTAGTGTCAACTACATGGTCTCCTTTAACAGCATCTGCAAAGTTAGTATTCAGATAAGTTGTGCTATCTTCTGCAACAGAAGGAGTAGTAAATATGGTATATCCCCCACCTGAACCACCTTCAGGATATTTCTTAACTAAGTTGGCTTTAGCTGTTCCACCATTAAACCAGTAATCAACAATATTGCTTCCTGTTTGAATACCTACTGTCAGACCTACTGGTATACCACCAGACTCAAATGCTTCAACTATAGCAGCATATGCTGCATCAATACTGGCATAAGGTCCATATGTAGCTTCAAGTGATGGTTTTAACTTACTGGTAGCTGAATCTATAGCTACCAGAGGTGTCATTATTCCATTAAATTCCATAATTCTAAATCTTTAAAGTTTATCTTACTATTGTCTTATAAGGATTATGACTAGCAATTGTAGTCAGATAAGTAAGCTTATATGCTACACCATCTATAGTTACATCCTCATGCTGCATATAGTCTCTACCAGTGTCTATATTATATATATAGTCACCACTAAAGTTAACATTCTCCATGCTTACAAGAGTAACTGTTGCAGGTATACATACCCAAATAGTCTTAAGCATCATAGCAGGAGTGTTGAATTGCTTCATACTGTTGTAATCATACTTAGTTCCTGCCTTGATTTCATCAACAGTAGGCTTAGCAGCTTGATTACCTGTGTACATATATATAGGGTTAACAGGTGTCTTTACTGTAATAGTAAATGTGTTACTATAGTACTTGTTACCATCAATATCCTGTATACTTGCTTTAGCTGTATATGTATTACCTTCCACAAGATTCTTTGTGATAGAAGGACTAAAGGTTATTGATGAACCAGCAGTACTTAATCCTGTGCCCATTACTTCATTTGTACCCCATATAATCTCAAGACTATCTTCCTTAAACTTAGTACCTTTATTAATTGTAAAGGTAGCTCCAGTAAATGCAACATCTTGTGTTCCAGTATATGTAGTAGTTGAAGGAACTAACTTGAAGTTAGTTATAGTAGGATTAGTAACAGGTGCTGCTGTACAAGTTATAGTCATAGTATTTGAGAAATACTCATTACCTTCTTCATCAAGAACTGATGCTTTGGCAGTGTATGTCTGACCTTCAACTAGCTCTTTGACAATAGGACTATTAAATATTACAGTACTAAGGTCTACATTGAGTCCCTCTGCTAATACCTCTGTTCCCCAATATATCTTTAAGCTGTTTTCCTTTATATGAGTACCTTTACTAATATTGAATCTGGCTCCAGTGAATGTGACACTCTGTGACCCTACATAGTTAGTAGTACTTGGTACAAGACTGAACCCAGTAATAGAAGGGTCAAATGAGCCTGTACCACAGCAGCACTTGCAATTAGTAGGGAAAGATATTTCACAAGTAGAACCAATAAATTGGTAAAGTAAATCTTGCATAAGTTTTATATCATTTTTAGTTAAATAGTACCTGTACTCATTGCTTAGTGTCTCCTGTATATACTGCATAACCAGTAACTTGTTGACTACTGGGTCTCTCTTGTACCCAACTACAGACAATGCCTTGTAGTACTTATTCAAAGTTTCATATAGTATTTCATCCATAACATGTGCATTTAGATGATTCAGACTTGGTTATTGTTCTCCAAAACCCCTTCCAATAAGTGATGGCTAGTGGAAAGTCCCTTGTCTTTAAACACATCTCAAATGCCTTATACCTTAGTATGAAGTCTATAAAGTGTTTAGGAACCACACAGTTGTTGTAAGTTTCCTGTATATACTCTATACCTTTTCTGTATATTCTGTAAGAGTCCACACATACTGCAAGTACAGTAGGTTCATCTAACCCACATGGAGTATCAGCAGCAGGAGTTCCCTTTACAGTTACATAGACAAAGAACATTGTACCTTCTACAGTTGGAACCAATAAGTCACTATCCTTAATGGTCATTTGTAGAGACTTTACATTATCTTCTATCTTAAGTGTATATGCTGGGGTTTTACTAATGCCATCAGGTTTAAAGGTATCTTGTGTATCTATAGTTATGGAATCCAGATACACATCAGTGAAATATGGCAAGTCCATTACTTGTACATCAAGGTAAATACCTTTGTTATAGGGGATTACTAGTAGTTTATTAAATTCCACCATAGCTTTTATGTATTATATAAAACAAATAAGGGAGAGCCTTAGACTCTCCCTATGTTTGACCTACTCTTAAACAGTAGGCAGAGTAGCAATACTTAAGCCTGAAGCTGTATTGATAGCAGCAATAATGTTATTAGTCAGCTTATTTGCTGTAGCATTATCTTCCCCAACCTTAGGAACTACAATGGTAATATCCTTTTCTGACTTCTGTACTGACTCATTTGAGCCTACATAAGCATAGTGAATATCAATTGTATTGTACTCAAGTGTTGGGTCTACCAAGTACTCTGTAATCAGGTTGTTAGGATAACCCATACCCCTGTATTCATCACCTCTGAAACCATGACAGAAGTACTCAAGGTCAGCAATATTGTGACCATTCAGAACACTCTTAGTAGGAGTAGCCTTATCTACTTTACCCCAAATTCTCTCATCACCATCTACAATGATAGTAGTAGGTTGAACTGCAAAAGGCATAAATGCTTGAGGCATTCTACCAAGAATCCAATCCTGTTCTACTTCTTCAATGACAATCTTAGTGTAAGTACCTGTCAGGTCAGCTTCCTTAGTCTCATCAGTAATGAGAGTTTCAGCTGATGTTGTGGCAACATAAATGTTGACCAAAGGAGTTACATCTCTCTTAACATTGTCAAATAGAGATAGTGCCATTTTCTTGTAAAAGTCAGAAGCAGTCATAGTGCCTTGAGCCTTTACAAAACCATACTTGAACTGTTGGTCATTTTCACCCAGACCAATGTAATGTCTGAATGCCAGTCTAAGAATGTATTCCTGACCTGCTACTGGAGTTGCAGAAACATCAGCATCAAGAGTCAATTCATACCTAGCCAGTTTGTGAGCCATTGCAGAAGCATCAGTTGCTTTTGCATACATCACATTAGCTATGTTAATTTTATCACTTGATACAATTCCTGCGGGACTCATGTACTGTAGGTACAGGGTAGTCTTAGCTGTATCTGCCTTAGGTAAAATAGTACCAGCCTTATCAGTAGCTAGCAAAGCATTACCTGTCTTTAGTTCTTTTGCAACATAAAGTTGTCTTACTTGATTAATAGAAAAAACAGCCATTTTAATTTAAAGTTTAATTAAACATATTCTTTTATTGCCCTGTTCCCCCTGACCATGCTGTCTTTGCTAGCATCACTGCTCTTTCTAGTATAGGTCTATGTGTTACAGGATTTAATTCACACTCACTTGCCTCACTCAATCCATTGATTGAAAGACCTTCATCTATCTCATTAAGGTCAACTAATATGATAGGTCTTGGTCTCTTTACATACCTTATAAGGTACTTGTCAATGTTATAATCTGATACAAGTTCTATTATGTTGTCAGAGTTGTCCAACCTTAGTGCTCTACCTTCTGTAGGACCTCTAAAAGGATTCCTCTGTATCTTATAGAAATTATCTTGTGAGACAGGAACTATTGTAGCCTCTGTGCCATTGGCACATCCTAGTCTTTCATCCTTTAAGACAGCTGATTCATATGTAATGAACCATACATCTTCTGGTATCTGAAAGAACATTGAGTTCCTTGATAAACCTAAGTGACCAATAAGTTTCTCATTGGTCTCAAAGGTATCAATTAGTTCTCCTAGGAATCTTCTAGCTTCTTCATCCTTCTCAAATGAGGTAGGACCAGTTCCATTGTAGAGGTCTTTGACAAACCCCTCTTGAGCATTAGTGAGGAATACTGACTTCTCATATTCATCCAAACCGGGAGCAGCATTACTCATAATGTTGTTATAAAGTATGTCAAACTCTTTTGAGAACTCAGCATTATTCATAGTTATTCTTTTGTTTTAGCTTCCAAGCTGAACTTGAGTGTCTGATTCTTAGGCAGATTCAAGTACTTAGCAGCAATGTTTAGTGTTGGTTCTTCATTATCACCACAAAGAGGAGTACCATTTTCTCTTAGGTATAACATACCACCTCTGTTGCTAATCAAGTTATGCTCAATGGCTTTCTTAATCAGTACCTTAGTAGGTAATAGCTGGTCAGTTATAATCCTTAAGAATGTCTTAGGTTCAGCCTGAATAAGCTTGTTAACCTTGTTCTGTAAGAACTCAATCTTAGATGATTTAGCTACAGGTCTACCTTCTAATGTTTCAATAACAACCCTTAGGATGTCAGCATTATCTTGTACCTTACCAAATTCCATATAAGACTGCATAGTAGCACTCATTTCCTTCTTAGCTATAGTAGTTTCTTCACCTTCTTGTACTATTACAAACTGATAAGTTGCCTTATAGAAGTCTTGTAGTACTTGCAATGAAGGAGCAATGAAGTCCTTGTTAGCAAGAAGAACCTTATATTTGATATAGTCTTCAGGGTCAGCCAAGTTAAGGAAGTTGTCTCCCTTAGTTAATCTTACCTGTAGGTTATCCCAATAGTTGTCTACCTTCTTATAGATACTTAGAGCATTGTACTCAAGCCCCATAACTTCTTCAAGGTAAGCCTTTTCAGCATCAGTAAGTACATTAACATACAGACCTGAACTCAATTTAGGTACTGTAAACCATCTAACTGCACCTTCTGCCATACCACCATATAGGATATGCTTAGGGTCAGTAACTATACCTGATTGCTTTGGATGAAACCTTACTATGATTCTTTCATTTCTTAAACAGCTTACGAGGTCATTTTCCTCTTTAACCACCTGTGGTTTAGCTCTTCTTGTTGATGATTTCTTTGGCTCAACTTCTAAAGCCTGCATGGGTGCTTCACCCATGATTTCATTATCATCTAAAATAATCTCTCCCATATTATCTTCTCCTTTTAATATTATAAAAATAAAGGGGAATGGGGATTACCCACTCCCCTATTTGATTTATCCTTGCAGGATTGCAGGAATAAGTGCCATAGTCCTAGTTGGGTCAAGTACACAAGTACCTAGAGTAGCCATTCTGTGGATAACAGCAGAATCTTCATCAAATGACATATGAGGATTACCTCTTTGTCCTGTGAATGGATTCCTTAGACCCCATTGATAACCTCTAAGTTCAGTATCACCCTTGATTCTACACTTGAAGATGTTAGCTTGGTCCATAGAACCAATGTACCAGATGTCAAATCTGTAAGACATTGCTACACCACCCATTGGGTGAAGAACCTTGTTTCTTACTGGGTCATCATAGAATGGGTCAACATCAAGTCTTACCCTTACACCATTAGGTGCCTTATATTCTACAAATTGGAAACCAGCACTAAGTGCATTGCTATGCAACTTAGATTGTACCTTTTCAACAACACCAGTTGAGTTGTTATCAAGTACAAATGTAGTCCAACCAGATACAGTTTGCAGTACAGCCTTGTGGAACAGGATAGCACCTCTTTCACCAGTCTTGATTACAAACAGTCTATCACCCATGCCTAACTTAGCGGCAGACAGTTCATATAGAGCATCTTCAAGAAGCTTCAAGCTGAATACATTGTAATACATTGTATTTGCTACTTCTGTCTGTTCAAAGATACCAGCACCAGTCTTGATAGCATAACCTGACTTACCAAAGTTCATGTATTCACCATTAGCATTCCTGTTGGAAGTACCCCATGCTTCTACATTGTTCTTAGCTTCAGAGAATTGTTGTTCAAGTTCCCACTCAACATAGTGCATCCACATGTTTGCAGTGTCCTTAACTTGCTTGCCATTGACATCTCTAACCATAGGGATACCAAATGCAACCTTTTTACCTAACTTGTTACCAGCTACCTTGTGTTGGATTCTAATAGTAGACCACTCATTTCTCATGCTAACAGGAGTAGAGAATCTAATATCACCAACCTTTCTTGACATTTCCTTTTCTACAGGTGCATATTCTACAGAGAACCTTTCACCTGCAAGCAGTCTTTCAGAAGGAATACCTTGGGTTAGACCACCCATAGTTTCTACCTTATATACTGCATTTGTGCCTTCCATTCTTGCATCACCTAGGATTCTAACAGGATATACTTGGTTCAAGTTACCTACGATAACTTCACCATCAGCAAACCAGTCTTCTGGGAATACTAAGTAGAAAGGAGCTGTGCCAGCACCTACATTGCCATCACCATCTTCAACTACCTTACCATTCTCATCTCTAGCTTCTACAAGAGGAATGTTTCTTCTTGAGCTACCAATAACATCCCAGAAGTATTCACTGTCATCGTCAAATTCTCTGACAGGGAACTGATTAAGGAATGTATCTAGGGTCTTTCCTCTATAAAATGCTAACAGCTGCACCATAAGGTTAGTAGCCCTTTGAGGTTGCAACTGGAAGATAGAGCCAAGGTGGTTATCACTTGTTAGACCCTTCCAGTGTTGGAAACCCAACATTTGAAATTTACCTAATTTACCAGCCATAATTAATTAATTATTTGAGTTATAAATATGTTTCTTGTCAAGCATCTACAAGCCACTTACCACCTATATAGGTCTCAGGGTCTTCTTCAATGCCTCCAACATATCTAGGATTACCTGAGGGTCTAGTAGTGTTTCTGAGCTTGTGTTCAAGCTCTCTCATACTGCTCTTGACTTCTTTTCTTACTTTACCTTTGACCAATTTATCAATGTCTTTAAAGCCATCAGTCATAGTGAATAATACACCAAGTTTCTTTCTGAACTCAACAGGATTATCCTTTTCATACTTCTGGACTGCTGTAAGATACTCACCATCTTCATCTTTTGCAATGGGTTTGGTTACTGCATCATATGCCTTCTGCCTTGTAGCTTTATCCAGTTGAATACCTGCAAAGACTTCTTTGTCCTCAAGTAGGGACTTCTTAAGCTCGTTAGCTTCTTTCTTTAGTCTTTCTTGTTCAGCTTTTGCCTGTTCTTGTGCATCCTTTACTAAGTCATCATACCTTTCATTGAAGAACTCTTTGTTGCTTTCCAAAGCTTCTTTAGCATCCTCAATATCTGTCCCAGCATCAAAAGACTTCTTCACTTCTCTTGTGGCTCTTTCTTTGCTATAACCTCTATTGATAAAGTCTTGAAAGATTAGTTGCTTTCTTAAGGTTTCACCTTTATCAGATTCATCCTTAAGAGCTTCTTCTTGAATAGAATCAAGGTAGTTTAATGTCTGTTCAAACCTTCTTACTTCATCAGGTTCTACATCAGCATTTAGTACTGCATCAATTCTTCTTTGTCTCTCATCAAGCTTTGCCTGTATCTGCTTCTCAACAGCTTCAGCAAAGTCTTCTGGAGTCTTAATACTTTCTAGTGTTTCATCATCAAGGTCAGGGAAGATACTCTCATCAGCCAAGGCTTTGGCAATGGAAGAGTAGAAGTTAGAATTGGGAGAAGTACCATCCTTGTCATCAGGGGTATCTTCCTTTTCTTGATGTTCTGTATTCTCTTCACTACCTACGCTCTCTGGTTCAGTAAATAAATCATCAGGATTTACATCTTCTTCCTCAGTAGTCTTAATTTCTTCTTCACCCTCTTTATTTACAGGTGAGGGTTCCTGTGTTGTTTCTTCTTGAGCATCATCTATGAACAGATTTTCAATTTCTGATTCAGATAAGATGAACTCATCACTTAATACTTCTGCCATAATTACTTCTCCTCTAGTTATTATCTGCTGCAAAGGTAAGTAGAAGTTCTCATGTGGACAAGGTACTAAATGAAATCCTTAGCATACCTCAAATAAATTACTTATTTACTGCATAAAGAAAGGGGTATAACCTTTAATAGTTACACCCCTTTAACCTTACATCATATTAAAGTATTTCCATACTTTACATCCCTCTTTGAAGTCATCATCCTTGAACCAGAAGTTGATAGCTGATTCTATAATCTTGCTATCTACACTATCCCCAAACCATGCCTTAAATAACTCACAATAGTCATGATACTGTGCATTGATTGCAACATATACATCACCATGAGTAGCTGATTGAGGGATTATACCTCTGTATCTTTCACAGATTTCCTTAGCTTTAAGCATGTCAAACTTTTCTCCAACATACTTTCTGCCACCTTCTGTATGGAACATCTTAGATACTGTATATTTGGCATAGGAATCATTGAAGTGTTCAGAACCTTCTCCACCTTCAATCATTTCAACAAGTTTCTTCTTCTCTTCATGGTTCATGTTCTTCACCATGTCAATAAAATCAGATTCACTGTTGTGTCTGTTGATATAGAAATCATCAAATCTTCTCATGTCCTCTTCTTCAAAGAAGTCTCCATAATCTGAATCTCTCATTCCTCTACCTCTACCTCTGCCTCTAGCATACTTAGCATAGATAACATTACAAGTCTTTCTGTCTGTATAGTTGATACCAGCAGTGAATGCTCTATCAATTTCACATTGGATAAGCTTGTCTTGGTAAGGTCTTATAGCTGAATTAATAGCTACTTGAGCCTTAAGGTCTGACAGTTCCTTCATGATACTGTCATCAGCATCTCTTTGAGACTTGTATAGATTGAAAGCATCCTGTTGCTGTCTGGCATTCAGTACATCAAATCCATCTCTTGTGCTCTTATACAGACCAAAATCTGCATCTACTTGACTCTTATAAAGACCAAACATTTCACTGTCGATAGTTTGTCTATCTTGGAATCTTTGGTTTTGTTGAGTCAAAGCCCAGTTGTATAGACCACCTTGTAGTGCAAGTGTATCCTCACAGCCTTTTTCCCATGCTTGGAAAGCAGTAGGAGCATTCAGACCATTAGACATTCCTTCAATACCATTAACATTGATATTGGTAGAACCACCACCAATACCACCAGCTGCACCACCAAGTAAACCAGCTCTCCTGTTACCAAATAAAGCCCATGCACCTAGTGCAGTACCAATGATACCCAGTGTAAGACCAGCATTTGCCTTACCATTGATGTCCCTTTTATTAGGTCCATAGTAACCATCCTGATGTTCTACAATCTTTTCTTTTTCAATAATTTCCATAATAATTGAAATTAATTGTTTCTAATTAGTTTATTCTCTCTTTGTAAGCTTACAGGTACAGATTCAAGTAGAATAAGTCAGGATGCACAACAATGCTAAAGCCCCATATACCATATTGATATACAGGGCTTTACATTAGCATTATCTTACTAAAGGACAAAAAGAAAGGGATACTAATAAGTATCCCTCACATTAACACCTATATCATCAAGGTGTCTATAATATACATTGACTATCTTGTTATAGATGTATGTTATCACATATGCATCTACCTCATCATTATCTTTCTGTGGATTATAACCTATGTGTATCCATAAGTTATTCTTTATATGTTCAGCTTCATGTACTATACTACTTCCACATTTAGCATTCACTGCAACCAGTGATGCACCATGCTTGCTTATAGTAATAGCCCTAGCTGCAACATCAATTTCTTCATCAGGTATTATACCACTTAACTCTTCCCATTTATCAAATATAAGCACAGTCAGCTTATAATCAAATATGGGTATTATCATGTTCTTCTTTGTTATCATACCAACCTCACATTTCAACCTTGTTTATACTTCTTTATGAACTCATCCAAGTCCTTCTTGCTATAACTTAATCCTTTGAAACCTATTTCATGTTTTCCTTTAGGCAATTTGCCAGTTCTGACATAGTTATCAAATGTAGCTCTACTCATATTCAAGTACCTGCAAGCAGCATATTTACTCATTCTCTTCTCCTTGTCAGTCAATCTCTTCAATGTATCAACTAACTCAATGGCTTCACTGTCACTGATATTAGAATTACCAGCATCAATATCATCTACTAACTTCAATAAATACTTCTTAATCAGTTCAATCATTCTTCCTTCCCCCATACTTTTGATGCAAATACAATGCTAGAAATGCAAAGATACCTGCTATTATTAAATATAACACCAACAACATAAAGTCTCCAAGTGGGATACCTATGTATAAGTCTATCATCATTACTACTTTGTTTACCACAATATAATGCAGAAACATTCTATGATATTCACAAAATTTGTATACATAACTAGAAATATACATAGGTATCATAGTGAGAAAAGATGTACCAGCTATATAATTTATCAACTCAAAGTCAATATCAAAGTAGTACAATATAACATCTATTAAAGTTATTAATGCAATTAGTATTGGTACATACTTCACACATATAAGTTCTAACTTGTACATCCTCTTATTCATCACTTGCTCTTCTTAGTTTTCTTGGCACCAGCAGTACCGTTTCTTGGTTTAGCCCTTCCCATACAGTTACTCTATTTTAATTGTTAATGATTCACCTCTTACACTAGCTCCAAGCATCAAATGATATAGTTGCTGAAAGGTAGATGTTGAGTTGATTACCTGTCCCTTAATCTTGTTGTCGCCTACTAGGATACAGCCTAGGGTATCAGCTGGTTTATTACCCACATGAATTAATACTCCTGAATAACCTTTGACCTCAAGAAGTCTAGGTAATTTACCCCCACAGAATTTAGCCCATGACCTGTCCTTAAACTTAGGACTAACTGTGTTCATATCAATCTTGTAAGTACCTGCAGGTATTGCTGTCTCTCCATACAGCTTTTTAGATGCTATTTCCTGTACAGTCATACTACTTGTAAGTCCCCTGTCAGTATCTTCAAGGGTGTCACATTCATATACTCCATTTACATACAGCTGACCTATTGTGTAATTAGGTCCTTTAAATGTTCTCTTTAATACCAGTTCCATTTCCTATTATGTTTTTGTAGTCACCTTTTCTTAGTTGGCAACTCAAGTCTGTACACATTATTGTCATTAGGTTAAGTACTTGCTTCCTAAGTTCTTTAATTTCTTCTTCAAGATAATCACTTCTCTTAAGAGCTTCATCTAGTCTCTTCTTATTATCATCAGATAACTGTTTATAGAACTCCAATGACTCTTTCATATTAGCTATCAGGTTGCCATCCACTTCACTGTTGTATTTTTTTCTAGCAAAAAACCATGAAGTCCAACCACTAATTAAAGTAGTTAGTAGTCCTATGGCACCTGTAATTATTATACCCATATCTATCATAACATCATATCAATAAACTGATAATGTAACTAATAGCAGAAGTGAGACTTCCACCAACATAATAAGCAACATCCACTAAGTCAGGTTCAGTATCTGATCTATACTCCTTGTACAAACTGAGAATTAAAAATACTGTAAATACCATACCCATACATAAGGCACCATAAGGTTGAGCTAATGCTATTAACCAAGCACCAACTAGGTAGTGTAGTATCTTGTCACTGCCTATTCTACTAATAAAATTATTAAGTACTTTCATTTTAATCTATTATTTGTATATACTTTTGTATCTTTTCTTCTACATAAGGATTCAACTCCCTAGTGGTAACTTCTACTACAGTGTGCTTTCTCTGAAACCATCTAAATAAGAAGAACTTCTTAGGTGGATTCACAGTCTCCCTTTTACCATTTATAAAGGTATGTCTCTCCAATGTAACCTCTGGTTTTAATGCTATGGTACTAGGATACTTCATATGCAAGTGAGTCTTAACCCATTTGTCTCCAACTATGGTATCCAGCTTGAAATTATTCACAAAGATAGTATCTTTTAAATCCAAAGTATCAGCCTTACTTGCTGTAAGTAACTCATATTGTAACTGTTGAATATGCTTATCTTTGATTCCTAACTCCTTTCTGGATTCATTCAGCTTCTTGACAATAGAATCATTGAAGTAATTCAACTGTTCTACAGTTAGTTTGAAGACTCTATTATCATCCTTTAGTCCACCTAGTTGAGCATCATATGCCTTAACATTCTCAACAGAGGTATTATACTTCTCTCTCAACTGTTTATTGGTGTATAGCAGGTAACCTGCACCTAACATCAATATTAGTATTAAACTTATTGTCCATTTCATAATTTATTAAGTAGCTCCTCTCCTCACAGTAAAGCCTTTACCAGTGGCAATAGCAATTTCATCAGAAGTAAGGGAGTTATATACTGTTGTGTTTAAAGATATAATATATGTACCTGTCACAGTAGCAGCATTATTGAACATGTATAACACACATTCCTTGGTTATATTAGGGCTAACAATACTAATACCAGTACCAAGATTCTTTATCCAAACCTCTGTGATATTCTTAGCACCATTACCATCTAAGAATTGATTAGTATTGGTAACACCTTCAATATTAATAATACCATTAATCTTATTAAGCTTATTACATGAAAATGCAAATCCTTGTAAAGTGGTTGTTTTTAATTCATTAATAAATGTAACCTCCTCAAGTTCATAACATCTGTTGAATGTATAAGTAGAACTAACAGATTGTCCTAAAGTCTTAATGGTGCAAGTTTTAATATAACTACAATCACTAACTAGAGAATCTATATTTGTAGTAATAGGTAGGTACACTTTCAAATCTAATAACATGGAAGCAGCAAACATCATTTGAGCATTAGTTACTTTACTGAAATCAGTAATACCGTCTCCTGAAGCAGCAGTACTTACTCCACTAAAATCAGATAGATTATTATTAAATGCAAATGCTCTACCATTACTTTGTGTAAATGTCCAATTACTAAAGTCTACATTCCTAACAGAAAATAAAGACTTCTGATAATTTACAGCTTGATTGTCATTTGGTGGAAGACATCCATTAGCATACATAATACCACCAGCATTGTTATTTCCTAATAATTGATATAAATTCTTAGAAGTATCATGAATACTAACACTTCTTTGAACACCTCTTAAAATATCATTTATCAGATAACCAAGACCTTGTTCATTAAGATAATCCTCAATAACTCCACTAGAACCACCACCACTAATAGCACTAATCTTAGTTGGATAATCACCAAAGACAACATTACCAACTGTAACACCCTTTGCTTCTATGGCTGCCTTTATAGCAGCCTTAGTTTGAGCAAGTTTATTTAGTTTATCAACTGTTGTTCCCATTATATCACCTCTCCATTTATAGTATCTAACACTGAATTGATGTTACCAACAACAGCAGTTATTTGTTCAGTTACATAAGTCTCTGTGGCATAATCACCTGCTGGTTGAATACCTAGTTGTACTAATGTTTTAGTACCAACTAATTCTACATCTCCAATCTTTGGTTTATTTGATAAGTCCTCATAATTTGTAGTTCCACCACCACCTGTTGGTATATTAACTGTTACAGGAGTAGAACCATTATAAGTAGCTTCTACTGCACCTGTGAAAGTAAGAGCAGCCATAGTAGAACCACTACTATCAGGATAAGTAATCCAAGCAGAACCATTCCACCAGAAAGGTTTATTAAGAGTAGTATCCCAATAAATAAATCCTACATCTCTATTTGTTAAAGCTGGTCTATTAGTTGTAGTTCCTATATTAGCAATATCTGTATCATATATTGGAGCAAAAAGACAATAAATACCTTCTATTCTAATAAGTTTAAAATTATAATATTTATTAGCTTTCAATCTCATATAATTCCTTATTCCACCCATGAGTTTCATAGTAGAAGCAAATGATATAGTAGTATCAACAGTTGGAATAAATATAATATCTACTGATTGAAAGTTACCTAATATGATTCCAGAAAGATTAATATAAGTATTACCAGTATTACTTTTAATAATTATTTGATTAGCTGTTGAATTAATATTAAGTCCGTCTAATGTAGTAGGAGCTTCTTCATTAACAACATCAATTAGTTGATTAGTACCATATCTAACTTTAGAATTATATTTATAAACAGTAGGATAAACTTTATAATTACTATCAGCAGCTAAAAACGCAGCATTGTTACAATCTATAAATCTAACAATACCTTGTTTATTTTCTGAACTTGTAAACCAAATTCTAAGTTCTTCTCCTTTTACATCATAAAAATCAAGCCTTTCATCTTCTTTTAATATTCCAATAAAAGAATTAGTTATATATTTTATATATCCTGTAACAGTAGCAATAGGTCTATAATTATCGTGGTCTAAACGAACAAATCTATTATTTTCATTATTAGATAATATAGTAATATCCATATTGAAATTAACATTTTCTCTATGTTCATTAGCACCTACCCAAACAATAGGTTCAACAACAGAAGTTGTATGTTCTGGAACAAATACTTTAGCATTAAATGATATATTATAATTTTCAGTTCTACCCGCTAAATGAGGCGCAACAGTAGATGAATAAGTTTGAACTAATATACAAGAAAGATTCTTATTTGTAGAACCAGTATCTTCTACAATAATATCAACATTTTTACAATGAAGATAATCCGTAGTAGTAGCACCATCACTTAATAAAATATGACAAGACGTTCCAACTGGATTTTTACCTTTAACATGAACTTTACTATTAGATAATCCACAATAATAATTTCCTCTATGAACATTTTCATAAGTACTAAATAAATCATTATTATCACCAATTTCTATAGCTATAGGATATCCAACTTTAGTAGCTTTTACTTTAACAATAGAATCACAAAATCCTCTACCTATATTAGTATTACTAAAATTTCCACTATAAAGTCCTCTACCTACATTTATTACTTCAAAATTAAGATAAAAGTTTTTACATTCGCCTAAAGTTCTAATAAATATTATACCTTTAACTTTATCTACTATTTCGGCTTCATATTTCCATTCATATGTAATATTATTAATATTTACATGTGAACAATTAGTAAAACAAATAAATTCATATAGTTTATCAACTATAGTATCATATTCTATTATATCATATATTTTAGCACCATTACCATTAACTATAAAAGAATTACAATTATCTATTTTGATAAACCCATTAGCATATCCATCAGGATTAGTAGTATCTATATTATAAGTTTTATTTTCAAGTTCTATTTGAACATTATTAGCAGCAATTGTAAATAACCAATGTATAACTTTTGTATCATCTTCTGATTCAAACCATTTAGCATAAGCTATTGTATTATTAATATTTCCAAGTGGAATAACATTGATAAATTTACCGTCAGTAATATGAGTTTTATTAAATGTAATTGTACCATTAGATAAAGTGCCTCCTTCAAATTTTAGCACACAATTGTCAGGAATATTAATACTAGAACCATTCAAATCATAATCATACTGAATAATATATATAGTATTACCAGTATTAATCATGTCTTGAGTAAGTATGTTCTTATTTCCTGTTATGTTTTTCCTAAGATATATTCTTCCAAGTCCACTAAATTCAGCTGGTGAGTAAGCTTTATTTTTTAGTTTGAGCTTATCATTTATAGATGTTAAGTCCTCTTCATCAGGACTATTGGTAATTTCATTGTTAACAACAAAATCACTCTTAGGTATTAACTTTATCCATGTAATACCATCATAGCTATACTCAACGGCAGTATCAGTTACTCTAAGTTGAGGAGTTAATCCATTATCACCATCTATACCATCAGTTCCTTCTGCAACAACACCAGTATCAGTAGTTCCTATCCACCAGTGTTTATTAGTACCTATAAATGGTGTGAGACCATTATCTCCCTTACTACCTTCTTCTCCTCTTGTGGGTTTACCGGTATCTTCTCCATCAATAATCCAAGTATCATGGTCACTGATTTCAGGTGGATTACTTCCACCATCACCTAGTAAATGCCATTTGCCTTCTGTGAAGTATCTTAGCTTCTTCTTATCAATCCATAATTGATTTATACCAGGAGGGTTGGCTGATTCTATTATAGTATTAAATCTTCTCATGTTGTTTAGTTATTAACCATTATACCTGCTGTCTTCAACTTACTTAGTAGGTCATTGATAGTACTTACCACAGTAGCTAATTCAGCATCAGCTGCAAGTGCAGCTACTCCACTTGCTCTCTTTACACCACCTAAAGTAGTAGTTGTAGCAGTAGGCAATGTGTAAAACTCTGCTGGTTTGTCTGTAATATCATTCCAGCTTACTTCACCTGTATCACCAATAGTAATCCATTTACCATTAGTGAAGTACTTGGCTGTACTCCCATGCAACCAAATTGCATTGGTTGCTGGAGGAGTAGGTTGTTCTATAATTGAATTAAAGTGTCTCATAATTATTTACTTGTTGTATTAGTTCTTTTCCTAAGTGCTGCTCTCTTAATATCTGCATCCTCTTCATCCTTAGACTTCTGATGCTTCAATTTATCTCTTTCAAGCTTCATCTTTTCATCAAACTGCCTTATCTTCTCTTCAAGGTTAGCTCTTGCTTCTTCAGTGAATCCATCTGGTGCAATACCATCTTCTCCAATATCAGTAGCCTTAGCTTGTGCACCTATAAGAGCAACTTGAATCTTAGTCTCATTATCTCTTACATTCTGTGCATCCTTCATTTGAAGTTCAGCTTGCTTTTGTTCCAGCTGCATTTGAGCTGCTTGCTGTTGAGCTTCAAGTTCCTGTTGCTGTGCTTGAGCTTGTCTTTCCCTTATTTCCTTTTCATCCTTTTCAATCAATCTTTGCTTTTCAGCTAAGCTGCTTGAAGTATATAGTTTGGTAATAGTAGAGAATGAAAGAGTCTGTGTTTGAAGTGCTGCCTGTGCAAGAGTATCAAGTTTGGATTGAAGTTCTTGAGTACCATTACTGTTATCAACAACCAGTCCATAGTCTGCTTCTGCAAATTCATCACCTTCGATTTCCATTACTCTCATTGATGTATCAGACAAGATGTATTGGAACTTCATGCTTCTACCTCTAAGAGCTATCTTGGCTGTCTCAAGGAAACACTCAAGTGCTCTCTTCTTAACATCATCATGTATAGTGAATAACCATTCAGTAATATGACTTGATTGTAAGGTAGCTCTTTCTACACCACCTACAGTTTCCCTATTACTAATCTGACCCTCTCTTTGAGGACTAATACCAGCAACTTCACTCATTTCCATCTTGATGAACTCAAGCAAGTTAATCTGTTGCTGTATGTAGTTACCCATATTGGTTTCAATAATACCCTTTGAAGCATTATTCATACCACCTGCAAGTTTACCTGTTGAAGCACCAATATTACCTT